ATGATTAGGATTTTGCTGTCTACCCGCCTTGGCGAACGGCGGATGACACAGAGCGAACTCGCTCGTGTAACGGGGATTCGCAGCCAGACCATCAACGAGTTGTACCATGATTTTGCGGAGCGTGTGAATCTGGACGACCTCGACCTCATCTGTGAGGCATTAGACTGTAATCTCGATGACCTCATTGTGCGAGAACCCAACCCGGAGCGCAGGGTTAAAGAGGTGCGCCATATCCCCCAGACCGTGAGCAAGTCTCGCAAGAAATAACCCCATCTCCTGCCCGGATGCACGTTATGCGTCCGGGCTTTTTTCGTTATCGTCCGGCACGAATTCCAGCAGATCGGCAGGCTGGCAGTCCAGAACGGTGCACAGCTTGTCCAGAACGTCCAACGGAATATGCTTGACGGAGTTGTTGTTCATACCCGACAGAGTGGGCTGGCGAATCCCGGTCATGGCGACCAAATCCTTTTGCTTGATACCTTTTTCGGCAAGTACGGCTTTCAACTTGATGCGAATCATGTAAGCACCTCCCTTTTCTTCACTATATCACACTCACCCGAAAAATGCAACGCTTTTCGTAAAAATATTTACGAAAAATGTTGTTTTGCTATTGACATACAACGAAATTCGTTGTATAATATAGACATAGAGAGGAGGTTACGAGGTGCAAGGGAGCAACCCAAAGGGGGTGATGCTCCATGACAAGCAAGGAATTTGCAAAGCTCACCAGAGCCGAGCAGGTAGCCCGCTTTGAAGCATACAAAAAAGCGGCTCAGGATCGCACCCTGAACCGCTAACCGCTAAAAGCCCGTTATCCACAAGCCCCTTGCACCTCCATTTTATTTTTTTATTGAAGATTTGTCAAGAGTAAATCGGAGGTTTTCAGCATGAAGTTCATTGACATTAACCGCGAGTTCACCGCAGCAGCCAGCAGCTACATGGCACAGGGCTACTACATCAACGCCGGAACGATGGGCGGAAGCCAGGGCGAGGTCGCTCACATCGACCTCACCAACGGCACCGAGATCATCCGGGTGCTGCTCACCACGTTCAACAACTACCTCGGCACCGAGGGTGTGGAGCTGATTGTTGGCCGGGTCAAGGACGACATCAAGCCCAATCAGGAAGACCGCTGGAGCACCGTCTGGAATGAGCGTCTGGAGGTCATCAGCAGCAAGAAGTTCTACCGTCTGAACAACCGCGCACAGGATGGATTCTACGGCACAGAGGAGGAAGCAAACGCCGCCGAGGAGAAGCGGTTTGACCGCTACAAGAGCCGCCGCAGCAATGACAGTGCGGTGGATGTGACCACAAAGGCCGCTCCGATGGTCAAAAGGTACGTCCACGAGAAGTTCGGTGTCCGGCGCGTGAAGATGGACGATATCAAGGTCGTCAAGCACGGTGGCCGCTACACCGTCACCTACCACAAGCACGCTGCACAGCTGCACTAAGGGGAGGGCGCAAAGATGGTCACGATTCAGAGCCAGAACTTCGGCGTTGAGATTGAAATGACGGGCGTTTCCCGCGGAACAGCCGCCTCCGTCATCGCCAACTACTTCGGTGTCGGCGGTATCCACTTTGCAGGTGGCACCTACCAGACGTACGAGGCCAAGGATAGCAAAGGTCGCGTATGGAAGTGCATGAGAGACGGTTCCATCACTCCCCGGCGGCGCAGAGGTGGCGCAATCGTAGAGGCAGACGATACCTACCGCTGCGAGGTCGTAACCCCGATTCTCCAGTATGAGGACATCACCGACCTGCAAGAGGTCATCCGGGCACTGGTCAAGAAGGGTGCCATGGCGAACAGCTCCTGTGGTATCCACGTCCACGTTGACGGTGCGAACCACACGCCCGAAAGCCTCTGCCGGCTGCTGAACTTCGCCACCGGGCGGCAGGATCTGTTCTATGAAGCCTTGCAGATTGGCAGTCGTGCAGACCACTGGTGCCACAAAATCAACCCCACCCTGTTCCGTGAAATGAAGAAGAATGGCCGAGCAAGCCGGAACGATGCAGAGCGCATCTGGTACAGCGTGGCGAATGACGGATACGATGGCGGCGTGGATTCCTCCCACTACAACAGCACCCGGTATCACGGAATCAACCTCCATGCATTCTTCACAAAGGGCACCGTGGAGTTCCGGCTGTTCAACGGAACCACTCACGCCGGCCGCATCAAAGCCTACGTCCAGTTCTGCTTGGCAATGAGCGCATGGGCTATCAACTGTGACCACGACAATCTCCACTTCAAATCCGTTGCCGGGTACACCCAGCAGCAGAAACACGACCTCATGCTCCGGGTGCTGACCAAGCGTCTGGGAATGCGTGGACCTGAATTCAAAACCGCCCGGCTCCATCTGACCTCTGCATTCCTCGCAGAGAGCGAGAGCGAAGCCGCATAACCGAATAAATCAAGCTGTGCTATCTGGCTATACGGGCATTCGGAGGATATGACGATGAAACTTTACAAGTATTCCGGCACCATCGAGGAGTTTGCCGTTGAACGTGGCCGGATCTCCTACATCAAACTCTTTGATGTGACCGACCTTGACAAAGCACCCACCCGGCTGGAAGTCTTCGGTGCGCTGAGCAAGTACATCGAGGCCATCGAGGGAACGGATGCCGAAGAACGGTACATCAAGAGCGATTGGTATTTTGACAGCAATCTGTATCTGCACCGCATAGAGATCCCTGGCAGCGAGGTTTGGCGCCCGGCGAAAATCATCACCCAAAGCCCGGACAACATCGAGCAGTTGGAGATTTTCGGCCAGCAGAACCACATCAAGACCAGCAAGCCGGAATCCATGTCCCGCGAGGAATTTTGCCGCTTGGTCGCTTGGGAACGTCAGAACATGAAGTAAGAAAGGAGCGTAAAATGCGCATGGGAAGAAAGCCGGAAATCGGCGACACGATGTTCCATGTATGTGAACACCTCTACTACGTTCCAGAGCGCGCAGCCCCGTTGAGCGAATACTGCGTCTGCGAGGCCACAGTTGTGGGTTTTCTGAAAGGCGGGTACACCGAGGTGAAGCTGGTCGGGAAGAATCCGGGAGGCTTCAATACGCCCTATCACTACAAGATGGCTGAGGTCGGCAGCAAGGTGTTCTTTGACGCTCACTCCGCCGCAAAGTATGCTGAGAGCCTGACAGTGTATGCGGAGCAACATTGGAATTGGGCAGGCGAACAACTTCGCAGACCATACAAGGACTTATTGAGAGAGCAATTTCCAGACATTAAGGGAGGTGCATAATTATGTCGATGGGAGAACAAATCAAGGCGATGCGTCAGATTAGAGGTCTGACGCAGGGAGAACTTGCCGTAAAAGTTGAAATGGCAACTATTACAATCCAGCAATACGAGCGCGGGGTCAGAACGCCAAAAATTGAAGCACTCCAGAAAATAGCACAGGCGTTGGAAATGCCGATTGGTACATTCCTCCCATCAATGGGAATGACTGAAAATTTCGGTTTCAGAGTGAGAGAAACACGAAAGAAGCAACACCTGTCTATGGAGCAGCTTGGCCAAAAAATGGGAATATCCGGTTCTCTTGTCGGGAGGTATGAGCGAAACGAAGAACATCCGAAGCCAGATACCATCAGAAGATTTTCGGACGCATTGGGTGTAGATGCAAAATGGCTGGAAAAGGGAGAGTACGATGACAACAGCCTATCCGGCAATGAACAGCAGCTTCTTCGGTATTTCAGGGCAATGTCCCCGGCGGGGCAGCATGTCGCACTGGAACGAATGGACGAACTTTCACAACATCCAAAGTATAAACGGAGGGTTTGAACGATGACAGACGAAAAGATTATTGCCCGGATGCAGGCCGATCAGCAGCAGGGCTGGCCGCTGTGCCCCCGCTGCGGCGAGAGGATGCCGGACAAGCTGACCCACGGAGCACTGAGCCGCCACGCCAAGGGCGTATACATCTGCGAGGCCTGCGGCACCGATGAAGCCCTCCGGGACTGGGGCGGCAACGTCAAGCCCCTGTCTGACTGGGTGCTGGTTCGCGTATACAATGGAGATCTTCGGAGGTGAGCGAAATGGACAGTCTTGAAAAATTCCATGCCAGATTGAAGCAGCTGATTGCGGAGGACGGAACGAAATTGCGTCCTTTGGCTAAGAAGTTGGGCGTGTCCTCAATCGGCATTCTATCCGATTGGCAAAACGGAAACAAAACGCCACGAGCAGATTCCGTTCTCAAACTCGCAGATTATTTTGGAGTTACCACGGATTACTTGCTGGGCTTGACGGACATTCGTACAACCAGCACAAGCGTAAGGGCTGCTGCCGAATTAACCGGGCTTTCAGAAAACGCTGTCAATATACTCTCGCAGATGGAAAGGCCCGCTGTTGAAAAAATATCCAAGTTGATTGAATTTTACAACACCATCCGATAAACAAAAATCCCCCTCCACTTTGCCTACACATACCCCGCGAGGTTCGCAGGGCTTCGACAAAGCAGAGGGGGATTTTTGCGCGCTGCCGAGGCAGCCAAGTATAAAATCAAGAGCGGACCATGCCGGGCCACTCTCTACAAAAGCCGAAGCTTTTCAAGTGCCTCTATTTTACACGGCACTCATGCAGCAGTCAAGACTTTTTGCCCAGTGCTGCGGTCATTACATCAAAGGCGTGTTCGATGACTGCGTCCAGCACCTCGTCGGTGATGGCCCAACGGATAGCCGCCGGGCACTTGGCGCGGAGAGCAGCGAACACCCGCTTCTTCTTTTTGGCGCCCTGACCGCTGCCCATGATGGACAGCTCGGCCTTTTCGACCAGTTCCAGAGCCAGATCCTTGACGGTGGCCTTGTAGCCCAGCCGGATGCCTCCGACTGCCAGAGCAACGAAGCCCAGCAGCATCAGAGCGATGGCGATGGGCGCGGGGATGAAGTTCAGCATAGCTTCCATGATATTGCCTCCTATAAGTATCAGCGGCGCGGAGAGCCACCCCTGCGCCGTTTTGTTGTGTTGGTTATATCGGATGTTTCACAGGTACTTGGAAGCCCCGGAAATGGCCTTCCAGCTGGCAGGGCCGCAGATGCCGTCCACCGTCAGTCCATGAGCCTCCTGCGCTTTCAGCAGAGCGTTCTCTGTGCCCTCGCCGAAAATGCCGTCCGGGGTCAGCCCCAGCAGCCGCTGGAGCATCTTCGTGGCTGTACGGCTTGCATCCCCGGTGCAGCCCCGGCGGATGGTCGGCAAGATGAATTTCTGGTAGGTGGTGCTGGGGTAGTGCCGCGGGGCATCGCACAGCCACGTTGCCTTTGCATCGCGGGTATCGGTGTGTACGATGGCGCAGCCGTCATACCAGTAGATGCCCACCGCCTTGAAATACTGGGCGGCGATGATACCCAAGGCCACAGGATTGATGCTGCGGTCTACAAGCCGCCAATCCGCAGCCATACCATAGCGGTGCTTGCTGCCAGAGCTGCCGCTGACTGCCGCATTATGCGAGAGGCAGCGGTATCCGCTGGTCACCTTGATGGCCTTGCCCAGCTTATCCCGGATGGACTGAAGTTTTTCGACCAGCTCCGAATCGACCATCTGGCGAGTACACCCGCAGGGACACTTGAAGTCCTTGCGGGTGAAGTTCTTGCTCAGGGCAGATGTGTCGCTGGCCTGATAGACAATGACTCTCATGATTGCACCTCCTAAAAGCCAATCTGGGTGAACACAAAGCCAATGACGATGCCGAGAATCGCAGTCAGCACATACCCGACTGCCTTTCTCCACATCTCACCGTCACGGCTTTCCAACGTTTCCAACCTCTTGCCCTGTTTTTCCTGTTCCTTGACCATGCTTTCCATGCTCAAGGCCAGCTTTTCAACAGAGGTGGACAGTGCGCCCATTTTGCTCACGCTTTCTTCCAGCAGAGCAATCCGTCTGTCCTGACGAGAGTTTTCTTCTTCGAGCCGCCGCTTGAACTCCTCATGCTCGGCTCGCGTGATAGGCTGATCCATCTGAACCTCCTGTACAAAAAAGGCAGCCACACCCCGGCGGGTGAAGCTGCCTTTTGATTTTATTCTGCTGCATCCAGCATATCTTGTGAGTGGCGAACCAGAACGTAGTCCTCCAGAATCTGATTTCGCAGGGCATCGTTGTTGCAGTCCTGCATAAGGCCCAGATAGCTCTGAATCACGCTCAGGGCGTACTCAAGTGGAACCTCGCCGCGGCCATAGGCCTCTCGGACATATCGAAGATGCTTCTTCATGCCGAGAGAGGTCTGCCGCCGCAGTTCAATTTTTTCAGGGGAAATTTTGCGGCCAACGAACTCGACCGCATGGCCGAGAGGAATAACGGCAGTTTTGTTGTTGAGCTGCAATCCGAGATTTTCACGGAGATATCCGTCAATCTCTTCCACGGCCTCCCAAGCTGCCTTTTTCCCATCGACCAGCAGAAGCATATCATCCATAAACCGAGCATAGTACGGAACGTGCATTGTGCGCTTGATGTAGTGATCCAGAGGCGTGAGAACAACATTTCCAGTCATCTGGCTTATGATTGACCCGCACTGCATCCCAACACCGGATATGCGTTCAGCCGTTGTTACGTCGGTGCAGTCAACAGGAAGCCCCAACGGACGACCATCCGCCCGGACGGCCGTTTCGAGAAACCACACCATATCTGGGTCGTCCAGCGGGCGAGTAAGTTCTCGCAGCTGAACATCAACAGGAATCCGAAAGAAGAATTTGGCAATGTCAAGCTTGACGACCCGCCAATCTCCATTCATCCTTGCTACGTTTCGCATCCATTGCTGAATGTCAAAAGCCGCCTTTAGCGGCCCTCGTCCATCGATACTTCCGTAGCTGTACTCGTACATAGACTTCAAATAGATAGGCCACAGAACATTGTAGGCTCCGCAGTTTATCACTCGGTCATAGAACGGCAGGCTGCTGATGATGCGCTTCTTGGGGTAGTATTCATAAAATTGGTGAAGTTCGCCAACATGATATTCATGCCATTGAAGCTGATTCACCGAGTTTATCAAATTTTCCTCAAGGTGGTCGGTGTACCTAAGCACACATCCCTGATAACGCCTGTCTTTACTTGCCTTACGGTAACCGTCATACAAATTGTCGAACGTTGCAAACCGCTCGAAAACGTGTCGGTGCTTTTCCAAAAAATCCAACTCCTTGAGGTCGCCGAACAGTGTGCGCCGTACGCTTATAGCGTCGGAACGCAGACTGCGAGGCTAATATTTTTAGGCCGCGAAATGCAACCAAGGGAACCAGCCCCTTTATCACCTCTGCACTGAGAGCAAGCCCTTGAGCTTGCAGTATCTGGCTTGGAGGCAAAGCGGCGCGGAAACCGATATCATCGTCCACGTTGGACCGCGGGTTGTTGCCGTTGAACGAGCCGAGGCCGTTGGAGGGGTTGTTCCAGCTGCAACCAGAAAAGAAAGCGCGTGACGGCTGGTTCCCTATGTTTTAGAGTTGGCCTTGACGGTATTGAGCCAACTCCCCAACAACTTTCCGATTTCGACGAGCTGCTTGCTCCATACCTCATACTTGTGCATGGAAATAAACCGCAGTCGAAATGCCACACGCAGGTAGTGCTGCAATTTTGTGTTTGCAACGTCCAGTTCCTGCAACGTGGTCTTTTTGAAGTATTTTTTCTGCGCTTCCACAGCCTTTTCAAGCATCACATCCATAACGAGTTTCATGTCGGCTGCCATCGCAAACTTTTCGGATTTTGGGAACTGCTGGAGTACAGGATACGCATATTCCATCATATCCTCGATTTTTTGCAGGGTCGGACCAGTAAAAAGTTCGTCCTGTTTTCCTTCCATGCGGTAGACCTCCTTCCGAACGCGGGTCAGTATAACAGAAAACAGCTTGAAAATCTGCTTTTCGGTGGATTTTACCGAAAAACGGCAAAATCCACCGATGCAGAAAAAATCAATTTTATAAACGACCCCACTTCGCGGGGTCGAGGGGAACGTGACTGCGCTACCGCGCAGTCATCAGGTCACAGACGGCAGTTTGCAGTAAGCGGCGCGGAAACCGATATCATCGTCCACGCTGGACCGCGGGTGGCGGCCGTAGAACGAGCCGAGGCCGTTGGAGGGGTAGTTCCAGCCGCAACCAGAAAAGAAAGCGCGCTCCTCATCGCTATTGCGGAACCAACAGGTATGACCTGCGCACAGATCGGAGCTGGAATAAGGCATCATACCCAACGCCTGAAGCAGCAGTTTTGCATTTGCGCCAATGTCCGCACTGCAAGTGATGGAGCCAAACGTGCAGCTAGGCCAATCACCATCCGCATTTTTGTGGGTGATGGTCTTGGCCCACTGCAGTTTGCCGCTCACAATGTCGATCTTGACGGAGTTTGCCGTAGTGCCCTTTCCGTCCGGGGTGATAAAGCTACCATCCACGCAGCTGATAGCTTTCCACTCAGTCGAGGTCGGAGACTGGCTGTGTGCGCTGTCTGCGCCGTTATTGTTGACAAGGAACTGGATTTCGCCATACACAGAACGAACTGCGCCCATCCACTCCCATACGTTTCCAGTCAGACCAGAAATACCGCTGGGGCTGTTGTCATGATACCATGTCAGCGGGCCAGTACCAGTTGCGACACGACCAATCTTATCGCCACTCATATAGGTCGGGATAGCCTTATAGAACGATTCACTGTCGTGGCGACCATAGTTGTTGTTGCCCTTCGGAACGAAGCCGGCAGCCTCACACATGCGCTGAATCAAGCCCCACTCCATGCGGGTCATCAGGTGCCAGCCCTCGCCCTTAGCCTCGCAATACTGGCGTGCGTGGTCCATATCCAGCGATGCCGCAGGGTCAACGCCGCCAAGAGAGTATGCGCGGCCATTCTGCACGATGTTCTGGTACTTGGAGATGTAGATTGCGTCCACTTCCTGCCCGTTGACGATGAACGCCGGATGCACGGCGGCACTTTCGCCCATGCCCAGCTGCTTATAGGTCATCTTCGGGATCATCACCATGATGGACGGCATACCGGCGTTGTCGTAAATCAGCTCATTGCCGGGTGCAAGGCCAGTGACGGCCAGATTGGTCAGGTCAAAATTTGCAGCCATAGTAGTTACCTCCTATCAGTCGATGGCCCACAGGGTCAGGGTCACGTTGTCCATGGAGAACGGAATCGGTTCAGAGGGAGCGCTGTTGCCCATGTGGGTGCCGCCCTCGGCGTTCTCCTCGCCGTCTGCGGCCGCTGCCTCGATAGGCTCAGGCTGGGTGTACTGGCGGGCAGGGATATCGATTTCTGCCACGTAGCTGCGGCCGGCAGCTGCGCCGATGACCAGTTCGCCATATCTGTCGTAGCACACATCGATGTGAACGTCACGGTCATCCTCGCGCTTGGCGAGGTTGATGGTCAGGTCATCATCGAAGCAGATTTTGTTCTTGACAACCTCATAGGGAATCTTGGCGCCGGAATTCTTCTCGATAACGGTCATTTCAGAGTACCTCCGATTGCGATGTATTTGATAGTGGCAGACTTTGCGGAGCCATTGTAGGACAGCTTGAAACCGTTGACCAACTTCTCGCTGACTTCAATATCCCCGACAGGGCCATCGGATTTGACCAGTTCGGTCATAACCAGATAGCTGGTGCTGCCCATGTTCTTGCCCAACGACACGCTCTTCTTGCTGTTGTTGCAGGGATAGGTGCGGGCATTGGTCAGGTCAACGGTGCCGGACACGATCTGCCACGAGTTGTCGATAGTGGCCACGGTTTCGTTCAGCTGCCAGCCCTGCTGCCGAACGGCGTTGAACATCATGCCGAAAGCAGCATAAATGTCCCATACGCCGTTCTCAATGTTGTTGAAATGTGCCTGATCCTGCGGGGTGCCCTGCTGCATCACCTTGCCAGCAGGGGTAATGGTCCACGTTCCGTCCTTGTTGTCGATGATGACGTACAGGCCGGGCTTGTCCGTCACATGGTCAAGCCATACCGTTTTTGCGTACACGGTCATTCCTCCTTTTTCTTCTCGGTAAAGGTAAAGTCGAACCAGTACAGAATACCAGTCTGACCTGTCGAGATTTTGATGTTTACGTCCTCGTGCGCCCAGACCTGATTGTCCGAGTTGAGCAGCTCCACACGATTCACCGTAATCTCGCCCAGCCCGGTGATGGACACTCTGGCGCGGACAGTACCATCAGCCAGAATGTCGATGCCGGAAAGCGGAACGGTGTAGTAGGTCGAGCCGACACGGAAACGCGCACAGGCAATGCGCCGTTTGAGATAGCCCCGCAGGTCTGCGAAGCCAGCTGAATCAATCATGCTGCTACCTCCTTAAAAATTTATTCCCGGTGCGCTGCCGCACACCTTTGCGATGTAGGAAACGCCGAGGCCGGATTCCTCGGCAACAAGCCCTCCGCCTGATGTACCGCCGGATGTGGCGGTTGCCGGATGCAGACCAGCTGTCAGGTCGCCGGATGCCGGGGCCGCGTATGTGCTGCTGCCGTCTGCGGTCTGCACAACAACATGCCCAGCATCATCGAAGCCCTGCGTAGCCGTCTCCGGGTAGGTTCCAGCCAGTTTCTCCGGTGCATAGGCTCCACCATTGTCCACCGTCAAAACCTCGATTTCCGAGGCGGCAGTGCGCCCCTGTGTGGCTGTGGCTGGGAACGTGCCAGCATCAAGCTGCCCGGTGCGGGGATGAGCGTAGCTGCCGCCGAACTCATCCGTAACGATGACGATGTTCCCAGCGGAGATGCCGCCCTGTGTGGCCGTTTTGGGGAAAGTGCCGCAGCGGCGTACCGCATACACGATATAGCCGCTGCTGGTCACGATCTCGATGCCGAACGTGCTCTGGTAGTACACACCATCGTTGTGCGACCGCAGGCTCTTGTAGTAGCCGATGGCCCACAGCACACGTTCGGTGCTGACGTAGGACGCATCGGAGCCGCTCATGTCCAGCATGACCCGGAAGTGGTACGGCTCGCCGCCATACTGCCACCATTCCTCCAGCCGGGAGCCGGGATAGATAGCCCGGATGCCCCGCAGCACAGCCCCGGCGGTTCCCCGGTGACGATGGATGTAGGGCGCGGACTTGATGGTGCGCCGCTTTGCAGCGAGGTCGTAGTCGTGGTCGTACCAGTCCACGGCAAAGTCCTTTGCCAGAATGTCCAGCAGTTCTTCCGGCAGCTGGTCGATGCGGGTATAGATTTGGCCGAGGTTGATTTCGTCCAACCGCTGCTCCAGCACGTTGGCAATGGAGTGCGCCAGAGCAACCATTTTCGGGTCTTTCTGGAGCGCAAGCGGGAAAGAATCCATCATCCGCTCGGCGGTCAGGCCGTTATTCATCCTCGTACCCTCCGCTCTTCACAGTGACCGTGCCCACCTTTGCTACCTGCGGCACCTTGTCGGAGGTCAGGTCAACGGACGGTTTGCCGTCTTCCAGTGGGGTGAATGCGGGCTGCTGCAAATCCACACGCTTGATGCCAACTTCCAGCAGCAGATACCGCAACTTGTCCGGGTTGATATCTCTGCCCATCTTGCCGGACTGCCAGCCGATGTACTGCTGCACAGCCTCGTTTACGCGGGTTTGTGCATCCGCAGCGGAGATGTCTCCATCGCGGGTCAGGTAATAGGTCAGGTCGATGTTGTAGTTCACCACATCAGGATCACCAGAAATGACGTGGTCCGTCAGAGGCCGTACCTCATCGGCAGAGCAAACCTCCACCATCGCTTTCTTGGTTTCGTCCGGGGCAATGCTGCCATCATCCATGACGGCGTACAGGCAGACAGTGCCGGGGCTTGGGCTGTTCGCCACCACATCGGCGATTTTGGTAGACACGCTCTTCGCGAAATACTTGTAGCTGCCAACAGGCCCTGCGCTGGACCACGCTGCCTGACTATCAAGCAGAAGCTGGTAGAACTCGTCATCGTCCGGGGCATCGCTGCCGTTTGCGCTGGCCGTGACGTTGGAGCAGCCAGAATAGTAGTCGTACACATCAACAATGGTGTTGATGTCGCCGACTGCAAAGTCGTTTCCGACAGTGCCGGAGGTCTGGCATACCACCGTAACGTCCGTATAGGTCGAACCGATAGGCACATATTCATCTGCCGTGGTTGCCCAATACAGTGAGGCATTTGCGTCCGTGACGCGAGTGCCGGAAGGAATGAGGATTGCACTCTGCCGCGCCTCGCTGATGTTGAAGCGCATGGTGCAGGTTGCCGCGGTGGGCTTTGGACGCTGCTGCAAGTAGAACAGCTCCGCCAGCGCATCCAGATTCTCGCCCTCTGCCCGGCTGGGCAGATTCTGGTTGTCAGCGTGGTTGTTGAGGGCGCGCTCGTAGAGGATCGCGTCCTCAATCCACGAGATGAATAGCCGTTCCGGGCTGCCGGGGCGCACGGATGTGCCAAAAACCTGCTCATACCCCGCACAGAGCAGCGCATCCAGTTCGTCAACGTCGGTGCTGATGAACTGGTGGTCTGCGGTACTACGCATTGATGCTCACCTCCACAACGGGAAGCATCGTTCCAGGGTTGTCCTTGGAGGATTTGAACGTAGTCCCCATATAGGTGGCTCTCGGTTCAAACCGTTCGATGGCTTCCTTGATGGCGGCGCAGAGCATAGGCTGCGCCACGTTTTCCGGGCGGTCAAGAATATCCGAGATGTCGATGCCAAACTCCCGGTAGCCCGGCACTGTTCCTTTCGGCGTGGATAGGATGACGGCGATGTTCTGCAGAACGCTGGTCACGGTATCCTGCTCGCCGAGGGAAATGGCGGTCAGGTCATTTGCCGACACCAGATAATTGCTCATAAAATCGCCTCACTCTCTCGGATATTCCAGCAAAGTGACGCTCGCGGTAATCCATGTCGGAACGCCGAAAGCGTCTGTGTACTTGGTCTTGAATTTCACGGATTTGATGACCCACCGATAGCTGCCGAAGACTTCGTTGCCGAGGACAAACGGCAGCGTCGTGTGATTATCGACATACCCCTTCAGGATCTCGCGCTGCTTGCTTGGAGCCACGCCAAGGTACGCTGAAAGTTCAATGTCGAACGTGATGGTGTCGGCATCCGTACCTGTAAACTCGGCCAGAGCCTTGCCTCCGGCGCGCTGGTGGGTGGTGTATCTGGCAGACACGCTCTGCACCATGTCCTTGATGGTTTTGACGTAGCCATCGAACACGGCAAAGGTAATGCCTCCAAGGCATCCAACAATCACGGATAGATTCCTCCTAACACGAAGCCGTCAGCGTTGAAGCACGGCAGGTACAGACAGATCACGATGTCATCAATGGCGGGCACCCACCACACCACATGGGATTTGTGCTGGTGGTTGGTCGAGTTGTCCGCTCCTGTGACCTTTTCCTCTTCGTCCCAAATCTGGCGGGTGCCGTTCTGGGTGTTAAGGATTTTCAGTGGATACGGAGACGGGTGCGTAAACTGGTGGTCATGCTGCCCAGCCTCCTCGGTGTACACAATGGCCTTGTAGTGCTGCATCACAGGCAGCCAGCCAGAAGTAATCCCGGTGTCCTCGAACTTCACGCGCACAAGGCGTTTTTTCTTGTTCACATCGGTGACTTTCCCGATGCGAACATCAACGTTCATGTTCATCAGTAACCTCCCAGCGTATGGCGGCCAATGACTTGCGTGGTGTACCCACCAGAGCCAGATACTGTGTGCTTAGACTGCTTCACGATGTACTTCCCGGACCACGGACCGAAGCCCTCCGCATTGAACGTCAGGCCAGCCACCTTGCCGGGGTCGCCCGGAAAGGTGAAGCTCATTTGGCGTTCAAATTTGTTGTAGAGCCGGAGTTTCTTTGCAGCCAGTTCTTTGGCTTCGGCCTTGCTGGTGACCGCTGCCATGACTTCCAGCTGTTGGTTGGTCTTGCTTTTAGCATCATAGTCCTTAACGTAGGCAATGCCCTCGATAGCCTTGCCATCAGGCCCAACGTAAGATACCCGGCAGGACGCATACTGTGTTCCAGCCCGACCGAGCGAATGACCATACTTGATATAGCTTTTGTCGTCCAGCACGGTGGTCCACACAGCGTCCTTGCCCTCGTACTCCTGCTGGTCAAAGATGACGATTTTGCCATCGGTGCATTTCAGCGACAGCCCTGCATCATGGCAAAGCTGCTGCAAGAAGTCGATGTCAGAGCAGCGGTACTGCTCGACACGTTTATACTCCGGGTCTTTCTTCGCAAGGAACTGGGACTTCATACCGTTCTTCTGCGCCATTTCGTTGGCAATGCCGGAGAGCTTGTACTTTTCCCAGCCCTTGCTCTGCTTTGTCTGCCGAATCTGGCTCGTGTACGGTAAGCCCACGGCCTTGATGGTGATGACGCTGGGCGGCCCGGTGGCCACCACGCCGTCAAACTCAAACACGCCGCAGTCGAGGGCTTCGTCCTTGCCATCGGAGTGCCAGTTGCAGGCGGTGATGGTAGCTCGGATTTTCAGACTTCCTTCTCCGCTGCCAGAGGATGAACCAGAAGAACTGCTGCCAGATTTGCCGGAGATCTCGCTGGCATCCACCCAGCCGTAGACACGGGATGTGCCATCGGTGTGGATGACATGGTATGGATGCAGCGCGCCCTCTTTGATGATGGTGATCTTGGCCGGGCCAGCCTTGGGATTTCCATTTGCCTTTTTGTCCGTGGATGCCTTATAGTGCGGACCGCCAAGGAACTGCACCACATCGCCGACCTTATAGCCGTCGGAAGATGCAGCCGATACATCGCCGTCTATCATCTGCTGGAGCCAGCTCTCCATCCAGATACCATCACGATCTTGCAGTTTGATTTGCAAGTCATCGGAGGCATCCTCCTCGTTGTCGATGAACGACAGCGAGAGCAGGTATGGCATGATGCTGCTGGTGATATCGGCTCCGTTGAACTCAACCCTACACTCGGCGTGTCTTGCGGTGTTCTCATCGCTCATGTGACCACCTTCTTCCACGGCGGCAGGGTCGAACTGGTCTTGGTTTCGATTTCCGGGAGCGTCAAAACGATTCCGGCAGGAAACTCAAAATAGTTCAGGTACTGCGAGTTGGCAGCCATCAGGCGGGGCGCAAGGGCGCAGCTGCCGAGCTGCGTGTATGCCACGCTGTCCCAGCGGTCACCCTGCACGGTGGTGTAGGTTTTACTCATGCGTAACCCCTCCTGAAATTATCAGTGTCGTTGTCGTTCACGATTTCCAGCACAGCTTCCCGAAGGTCGTCATTCTGGGCGTTCAGGACGCTTCGCAGTTCATCCGTATCTCGCATACCGTAGATGTGGTAAACAGGCGCAACGGTGATAGGAGCCGCGCTGCTGGCGTTGGAGCCGTCAGATGCAGAGCCGCCGGGCAGCTGCACTTCCGCAACGGAGCGGGTTTCGCCGCCGTTGAAGTAGACCGAATTGCCGCCAGTGACAGTTTCTACGTATCGGTTGTACTCCTCACGCAGAGTCTGTGCTTCCTGCTCCTCACGGATGGCATCCCGGACAGCGGACAGGTCAATTGCATTTGTGCTGGTGATCTGTTCCAGCTGCCGCGCCTCGTTGAACGCTGCGCGGGTCTCCGGCGCGGTCAGCACGGTTTCGCCGCCGTTGAAGTAGACCAGCTCCGGGCCGTTCTCGCCAACGATGGCAAAGCCCGGCGCAGCGGATTCCGTGCCGACTGCATAGCCGGGGATGTTTCCGTTCTTCTGGTCGATGTTGTAACGCTTATTCGCCCCGGCCAGCGCATCAGAGGCAGCGTTCGCCACCTTTTCGTATGCCTCCTTGACACGAGGCATCATGCCCTCTGCGCCATCGATAAAGCCCTGAACGGTGGACTGTGCGCTCTTCATGGCCTCGTCGTTCAAGTCCATGTCGGCCACACTGTCGGCTACGTTCTGCGCGATCTCGTCCATGGCATTGCTCATGCCGGTTTCAAGGTCGGCCATGCTCTCGCTGGTGGTTTTCTGCGCCTCCTGCAAGGAGCGGTAATTCTCGACCATCTTTGCGAGGTCGGAATCTGATGCAGCAGCCATGCCGGCGATAGCGTTCACGGAATCCTTGCTGCCATCGGCGAAGCTGGCGATAACATCGCTCAAGCCGTCAATATCGGCAGCGCGCTCGGTCAGGCTTTCGAGATTCTGGTTGTAGTTGTCCCAGTAGGTGATCTGGCTTTCCAGCGCGGAGTTGATGCTGGATGCAGAGGTGGCAACAACCTTTTCGGCGGTATCCCACAGGTCGTACTGCTTGCTGATGCTGTCATAGGCCGCATTGTAAGCGTCCGTGTATGCCGAAACCAGTTCTTGAATCTCTGCCTCGGCATCGTTGACAACATCGGTGACAGCCTGTTCCTGTGCAGCCACATCGTTTGCGCTGTTGGCGGCATCCTGCTGCGCCGCGTTCAGGGAATCGACTGCATCCTTGGCTTCCTGATACTCGGCCTCAGCTGCATCGATGGCCTCCTGATCCTGCTCTACGGCCTCGGTGTAGTTTTCGACTTCTCGCCGGGCGGTAACGAGGTCATCCGAATATCCCATGTACTCGGTGCGCAGCTGCTGCACATCCTCGCTCATAGTGCGCCACGGAAGATCCTGAACAGTGCCATAGGTCAGCTTAAACTGCTCGTCCGTCATGCCGAGGGAGGTCAGCAGCTTATCATAAGCAGCGGACATCCCGGCATTGGACTTTTCGACCTTGGCTTGTGCGGTGGCCAGTTTGGTTTCGTTTTCCGCGCTTTCGACCAGCACATTGTTGTACTGCTCATATAGGCCGTTCAGGTATTCCTGACGGGCTTGCGCCTTTGCATCGGCCACATAAGCGTCCGTGTGCTGGCGCAGGGCTTCGGTTCCACCCTTGATGGAATCCGTTTCGAGGTCAATGTCATCAGCCAGACTGGGCACCAGCGCAGACAGACGGGCAAGGGTGTCGTGATACTCAGCGTTCCCGGCAGTATTGCCGTTTGTGGCGGCTTCGATGGCCTCCAGCTTGCTGATGTACTGGTCGGCAACGCTGGCGGTTGCCTCCATGTTGGACAGCGTGGCATCGTAGTTGTTGCCAGCTTCCTCCATGCTGTCGCCCATCTCTCTCGCCGCGCTGGTCAATTCCTTAACAGACGGAACGGCATCGTCAGACGATGTGGCAAGCGCAGTAACGAGAGTGACCGTTCCAGCAATCGCCACGGATGCAAGCGTCAGCGGCCCAGCAAGGCCAGCCAGCGAGCCAGTGAACAACGTTGCTGCCGCATGAGCCAGCTTGATGCCAGCAGCCACAGCGGTCAGCGTTCCAACCAAGCCGCCAAGCGTGACCGTTCCGGCGGCAATGCCCTTGACCACGCCGGGGTTTTCCTCGACAAAGCCCTGCATCCAGCCCAGAACCTGCGCGCCAACATCGTACAGATCGGACATGGCAGGGGTCAAATCCTCGCCGATGGCGATTTTCAGGCCGTCAGCTGCGGACTGCATCAGAACCAGCCTGCCGTTCATGTTGTCGAGCATGGTGCCCGCCATCTTGTCGGCAGATCCGGCGCAGTTGTTCAGGGCTTCGGTGTAGTCGGAGAACGACTGCCCGCCCTCGGCGGCGGCCTCGCTGCACCCGGCCATGATGGTTTGCAGCTTGGAATACTGGTTCGTGCCAGCGATGGTCTTGGCAAGGTTGGCCTGCTCTTGGTCGGTCAGGTCACCCCAGACCCCGGCAATCCCGGTAAGGATGCTGGACAGGGACTGCATATTGCCCTGTGCATCGTAGATGCTCACGCCATAGTTCGCCAGTTCGTCACCGCACTTTTTCGTGTTGGTGGCAAGGCGGGTAAAGATGGCGTTCAGGGCTGTGCCAGCCTCGCCACCCTTAACGCCGGCATTGGCCATGGTAGCCAGAACTGCGGTGGTTTCCTCGACAGAGAAGCCGAGGGAGGTTGCGGTGGATGCACACGCCTTGTATGCCTCGCCCAGCTGGATCACATCCGTGTTGGAGTGAGCCATGGCGTAGGCCATCACATCGACAAAATGCGTGGTGTCGGAGGCTTTCAGACCAAAGGCGGTCAGATAGTCGGTGACAATATCGGACGCTTGCGCCAGATCCATGTTGGCGGCAGCAGCCAGATTCAGCACCGGGCTGATACCCTCCAGCATAGACTGGGTGTTCCAGCCCGCCAGAGCCATGTAAGATAGAGCGTCAGCCGATTCGCCAGCCGTGAACTTGGTGGTTGCGCCCATCTCCTTGGCCTTGTCGGACAGGGCTTCCAGTTCATCGCCGGATGCGCCGGACAGGGCTTCGACGTTGCTCATGGATGCCTCAAAATCACCGGCGGTGTTGATGCAGTCCATGTATGCGTCTTTGATTTCATCAAGGGCTTTTGCGATGCCAGCCGTAGCGAGCACAGATTCAACGGCATCGATGGCTTCAACTGACTTCTTTCCGAAGTCAGTTGCGCCCTCTCCGGCTTCGTCCATGGTCTTTTTAAGGTCGATCTGCTGGTCTTTCAGCTTATCGACCTCGGTTTCCAGCCGGGTGGTTTCTGCTGTCAGCTGCGTGGTGTCCACGCCAGCTTCCCGCAGGGTGGTCCCGGTGGCGGCCAGCCGCTGCTCATAGGTGTGCAGGGAGGTCGTGGTCTTGTCGATCTGCGCCTGCTTGGAAATCAGCTTGTTTTCCAGCGCAGAGGAATAACCCTCGGTCTCCTGAATCTCTTTCTGGATGTTATCGTACTGCTGCTGCAACACGGCCAGCCGCTGCTTGGTGGAGTCAACGGCCTGCTGCTGCTTCTGGTACGCGGTTATGTCGGACTGTACCTTGTTCAGCTGCTGGATTCTGTTCTGTGTTTCCACGAGAGCCGACTGTGCAGCCTTGAAGGTGCTGGAAAAGTTGCTGTTCTGTTTGGCGGACAGGTTGAACAGCAACTCCCATTCTTTTCGAGCCACTACTTCGCCTTTCTCGCCTTTTCGCGCTCGGCAACAATGGCATTGTTGGTATCAATCCATTGCCGCAGTTGATACAGAGGCATGGCAAGCCAGTACGGTGCAGGGGTGTTGTTGCCCTGCGCCATCAGAAGGGCTTGCCGCCGCAGCCACTCTCCACCATCATCAGTTACACATCCGACAGCATCAAAAAATTTCTTGCTTTGGTGCGGATGGTGTTGTAGTCCCGAATGCTCATTGCGCCGATAACGTCAACGCCGATGGGCTGCGTACACGCACGGCAGGCCATACGAATCAGATAGCCCGCACTCATGCTCGGCACGATAACCGGCTGGCGCAGAGCGGACATTTCAGCCTCGATTGCAAGCGAATCGTTGCCGGTCAGCTTGCCGAAGTCAAACGTCAGGGTGTCGTACTTCTTGCCCTCATACTCAAACGGCTGAATGAGCTTGTGGACGTACACATAAGGGTCAGCTGCAGCTTTATTCGCAGCGGCGATGGCTGCATCGTACTCCTTATCGCTGATGGTGGTGTTCATAGCGGCTGCTCCTTTCGCAGTTAAAAAATAGGCCGGAGCCGCAAAATGCAGCCCCGGCATAACGATTGGCTCTGATTACTTGCCCAGTGCCTTGCGGACAGCTGCCAGATAATCCGTGCCGTTGATGTAGCAAATGAAGTTCAGCGGATCCAGTTCACGCACCTTCTTGCCATCGAGATAAGTTGCCCAGTAGCGGACAGCGTACTCGCCGGAGCCGTTGGCGGGAGTCGCCGGAGCGATAGTGCCGCCCTTGGTGGACTTCGGAATAACGACAAGAACGTGCTTTTCAGAACGAGCATCAATAGTGCCATTGATGGGATCCTCATACTGAACAGGAACACGCAGATCAATCTGGTGGCGGCGAATCTCGGACAGCTTGATGGACTGTGCCGTAGTGGTGCGAAATTCCAGACCAAGGGTCATTGCTTCGAGATGACCCAAAATAACGGCATCAATGTTGCCGCCGATGCCGGCGCCGGAGATAGACTGCGTCAGAAAAGTCACATCAGGCAGTGTAGCTTTTGCCATTCCCGCATACTCAATGCTGTCTTCGTAGACAGCAAAATTGATAATGCTCTGATCGATTGCCATAGTAGTACCTCCTCTTTAGGACTGGAGTGCGCTGGTCACATAGTCAGCGTCATACTCCAGCACGAAGTCAATTTCCTGCGCCGGAGAGGGCGGGGTCATGTAGACGTGCAGCTTGATTTTACCCGCCATCAGGCTGGTCAGAGGGTTCTCGCTTTCCAGCATCTCCACGCGGGCACCCAGCAGGTAGCCTGCGCCAACCAGACCATTCAGCCAAACGTTTGCGCTGTCCAAAATGGTGTCAATCAGGCGGCGGTTCATCGGCTTGTCCAGCTTAGACCAGAAAGTCTTGATGAGCGTGTTGGAAACGTAGTCGAACATCCGGCTGAGGGGGATGAAGTAGTCCTTCACATCGGTGGACTTAGGGTAGCATGCAGTGTGGTTGCCCCACGCAGTCCATCCGCCCATGAAGTTCAGGAACGTGCAGATGCCAGCGGCATCGACCACGTTTGCCTGATTGTAGGTCAGGTTGATAGCTGCGCCGTCATCGTCGCACAGGCCGTCGATGTGGACGGTCTTGTTGGAAGGGCTCTCGTAAGGGATACCGCCATTTTTGGTGTCGGTCTCCGCGAGACAGCCCGCCATGACGGTGGAGCCATGGAACTTCAGATTACCCAGAGTGCCGTTAGGCCAGCACAGGATGGTCTTTTCGGTGAAGGTGCCGCTGTTTTTTGCCTGAACCGCAGCAGTGTAGGTTTTTGCGGAAATATCCACCAGAGCCTTGCCAGTGAACATGCCGTTGATAGAGCCAGCTTTCGCATCGATTGCAGCGGAAACGGTAGCATCCTTGGAGAAGCCGGGTGCCATAATCAGGTCGGGTACGATGCCGAACATCGTCAGACAAGCCTCGACCTGCTCAACGGCAGCTGCCACGGCTGCTGCTTCCGCGTCTTCTGCGAGGGGCAGGAAAATGACAGGCTGGCAAGCGCACAGTTTAAAGTGATAGTGCATCACTTCGCAAACGGTGTACTTTGCCCAGTCATCATCGTAACCCAACTGTTCCTCCGCCTCGGTGTAGCCGGTGCAGAGCACCGGGGTGCCAACAGTTGCAGCGGTGCCAGTTGCCTTGGACAGCGGTGCGGTACCGATGACAAAGGGAATGCCGCAGGTTGCGGCGTTCGGGGTCGCCACGGCGGTGTCGGCGCGGCTGACGTTAATACCATGATCTGCCATAGTATGTAATCCTCCTTACTTGGATTTGGCGAGCATCCGGGCATACGCAAGGATGGCCTCGCCGCGTGCTTTTGCCTTTTCAGGCGTGGTGTGCAGCTCGTCCATGTCGATGATGAAGTCGGCCACGCCGGGATATTTCTCGGTGGCGATTTTCACATCGTCACGATTCACTGCCTCCGCAGCAGCGCAGGGGTAAATCGTGTTTTTCTGGATATAGCCCAGAATGGACGGACCAACGTAAATGGAAACGCCGGGCTTGCTCTGCGCAGGCTCGGCGTTCACGGTGGTTTCGGCGGGCTGTTCCGCCGCGGTCTTTTTTACCGCCATAATTTAATGTCCTCCGTTTGCTGCACGGTCGGCAGCTTCCAGTAGGTAATCATCTCTCCGGCGTAATACGGTTTGGTTTCCTCGTCGTAAGGAACGCTTTCCAGCTTATGACCGGGAGACAGGTCAAGCGCAAACTGATACCGACGCTTTCCATCGGTGCCAGTGCCGCCTACCTTGCGGACTTTGAGCAATTCCACGCGGAACCGCTCCATCATGTTCAGGAGAGCGAGGTCGCCCTCCTGTTCATCCGGGTTGTAGCAGCAAAAGATAGAGCGCACAGAAACCACCGTGCGCTCTTCGCTGCCGGGCTGCTGCTCCGTTTCCAGCGGAATGACCCGATGGATGATGTACGGAGCTTTCTTCTTGGCTGAACGGCTGTCGGGCAGCCGCATCAGGTAGACTTCCGGGGCACGGTAGGCCTGTTCGGTATCGCCCTGCTGCATAGCCACCGGGAGAATCATATCGGCCATGATTTTCTCCGTGAATGCTTTCAGCTGCTCAAGCAAAACAACACTGGTCATATCAGACACCCCATCCGTTCAAAATTCGCGTGATTTCATGCTCAATGCGCTCCTCGTAAGTGGATGCCATTTTCTCCTCGATGGAGTCCATGACATTCTCGTTGGAGTACATCATCTGCGGGGTGGCAGGGCCAAACAGTTCCTTGACCGGGAACCGTTTTTCTCCTTGCCGCTCATAGATGCCATAGTGAGAGCCCATCTTCGCCTCGAAAGCGTGGTCCAGTGCCTGTCTTGCGCCGGACTTCTTCACGCGAGTTACCACGCGGCCGCTGCGGTCCACCTTGGTATCGAAAACTCTAAGGGGGATGACGCTGCCACGGTAGCCGAAGTTGATAGAAACCTCGCCATTGCTGCCCCGCTGGATGTTGTTGATATTCTTTGTGCGGTTGGAAAATTCGCTGCTGCTGATGGCATACTCCTGCGTGACTGCCCGTTTCGCCACCGTTTTTCCGGCGGCAGCGGCGCGAGCCAGCGCAGATCCTACAGCACGATTGGTGCCTCCAGGAATTCCGGCGAGGAGGGCAGACACCCGGTCAAATCCTTCCTCTGCAATGTCAACGGTGATGCCAGCAGCTACGCTGTGCATCATGGTGTCCGTTGTCACATCACTCATTCGTCAATCGCCTCCAGTTCCACCCGCAGCATCCCCATCTCGCAGACAGAGGATGCCACATAGTAGTTTCGGACGAATCCATCCTCGTCAATGCCCAGCTTGCAATCCTTCTCAGGCTGCTTTCCACCGAGGGCTGCAATATTGCAGTGCAGCACCCGGCTGACCCGGTACAGACCCTGCGCATGGTCGCTGATGGCCTGGCGTACACGTTCCTTTTCAGAGAGGCCTGTCAGAACCAGAGGAACGTCAGGGTATTCCTCTCCATCATAGTAGACCGTGTGCGTTTCGGCGAACTCGTCCAGATTCAGAAAGACGCTGTTCAGGTCTTCCTGCACAGCGTCCTTAAAGGCACTCATGCCGTGGGCATCGCAGCTGCCAGTTCAGGACCATCGGCGCACTCGTCACCGGGCACAACGTCCTCGGCGCAGATAGCCTGAATGAGTGCGTCCTTGGTCTTGAGCTGCTTGGTGTCGATGCCCATATCTGCTGCCAGCTTTTTCAGGTTGACAACAGTCATGTCGTGCAGGTGGTCGGGGTCGAGGTGTGCCGCCTCAGAGCCGTTCTGCGAGGCTTCGGCTGCGGGGGTGTCGTTACCTTCCGCAGTTGCCGGAATGTCCGCAGGGGCGGTTTCCGGGGAAGTGGGCGCAGAAAACACGCATTTCGCCACACCCAGCCCGATAAGGCGGGCTGCTTCGGCATCGCTGACCTCGCACCGCTCGCCATGCGCAACAGTGTGAACGCCAGTCTTGGTGGGGCAGCCGTAGCCACCGCAAAGAATTTCAACAATCATCGGTGTACTCCTTTCAGGTCGGACTTAGCCGACCATGTTCTTGGCGCGAATCCACGGAATGTAGTTCTTGGGTGCAGCCAGAGGACGAGACTTCAGGGCGGTCTTGCGAGTGTCGTTTTCCTGATCGATGCTGAACTTCGGAACACGGCGGCCAGAAATGGTGGACTGGATGGTGTCGCCGTAGTTGATCTGAGTGATAGCACCATACATCAGATGGCCGCAGCCGGGAGCCGTAATCACGGCATCGGTCTTGGGGAAGTAACTCTGCTCCTTGTCGGTGGAATCCACATAGGTTTCATCAACAGAAATCAGATTCAACTTGTAGCCGCGGAAGTTGAGGGTGCCACCGTAGACAACACCGTCGTATGCGCTCAGCTGCTGCTCAATCTGGCCGATGATGATGCCGGAATTCTTATCCAGCAGACGCTGAACCTTTTCGAGATTCATCACTGCGTCATAAACATCAGCACCCAGCAGCAGGTCGGCAGCGCGCAGACCACGCTTGGACAGCAGCCGGCACATAGCCGGAACGTCGCCAAAGAAATTGCCACCTTCCTCGTTCCACTTGTGGGCGGCAGTGTAGATGTGGTCGTTCTCGTGGCCGGGATTGTAGAAATTCACGACCTTTGCCTCGCCCTTGGTCACGTTGTCGAGCATCTCCTGCATGACGCATCCGTTGTCCAGCATGGTCTGTGCGCACATCCACTCCTCGGTGCGGACGATACGGCCATCCATGTCAGCCAGATCGTTCTTGACCAGTTTTGCGGCACGCTGGGCAGGGGTGCTGTTGGCATAGATGGCCTCGCCGAAGCCACGCTTCGTCAGGTCATCAGAGGTCAGAGGACGGCTCACACCGATGGACGCAGGCTCAAACTCGTGGATCTCGTAGCCCATGCGCTCCATCGGGATTGCGCCGACACGAGGCGACACAAAGGCTGCCATCTTGCGGTCGCCGTCCATGTACTCGGTCAGCACCTTGTTGGAGCTGAAGATGTCGCCCTCCTCCGTGGGAAAGTAGCGGTCACGGAAAAAAGTCTGCTTGGGCACAATGCGCTTCTGCACGGCCATCAGGGTATAGGTGTCAAAGAAATTCAGTTCAGCAGGCATTGTTATATCCTCCTTACAGTGCGGGTGCAGCGGCCTTGAAGACGATGCCGCCGTTGCGCAGGGCATCCTTGTCGGCCTCGGTCATGGTGTAGCTGTCGGCCACGGTAACCTTGTTGGAGTTGAAGCAGCCCATCAGGTACACCGGGGCAATCACATCGTCAGTGGTACCAACGGCCACGTCATCACACAGGATGCAGTAAGCGGTAAGCACCTCATTACTGGCAGCAGCGGTGCCCAGCACGACCAGCTTGTTATCGCCAGCAGTGCCGCCGGACTTAGCCAGAACGGTGCCGCGCTTGATAGTATCGGCCTTGGACAGCTTGCGGATGGTGCCGCCGCTGACAACCAGCTTGGGGGTGATGTCGGCAATCAGGCCATCAAATTCCATGGTGCCGAGAGATTTGCTCAGTTCGCTCATAGTAGTGTTCCTCCTCACTTCTTGTCATCGTCGAGCAGTTCGCCGACGGCTGCGTCGGCAGCAGCCATGCGCTCGGCCTGCGTCTTGGGCACATTGCCCTTTGCATCGGGCAGAGATTCCGGGCTGCCAGATGCAGACGCGCCCGGAACAGCCTCCACGTTCTGTGCACCAGATGCTGCGTTGTCCGCTGCCAGATTCTTCAGGAACTCGTGACCCTGCGCAGCAGCAGCCTTGGCGGCGCGGAATGCCAGCTCGCGAGCATCGCAAGCGGTCTCGCCGTACTTAGCCTCCTGCACCAGAGCGGGATCAAACAGACTTGCCACCGAATCGATTTCGGCCAGACGGTTGCGCTCCGCGCTCACGGCTGCGTCAACTGCGGCCTGCGGGTTTTCCGCTGCGGGGGTTGCAGTGGTGGGATTTGCATTGTTTGCCATAGTGGATTGTCCTCCTTCGTTGGACTGGGCGGCGGGTGCCGCCGGTGTATTTGCAGCAGCGGCAGCAGGTGCAGCCGCTTTAGCCATAGGGATGTTGTCGGGCAGCTTTACGCCGGGCATCAGGCGCAGGGCGTGGCCCTTTGCGTAGATGGTCTGGCGGTCTGCGCTTGCGGAAATTGCCACGGGCTCGGCATCGTCCAGCAGCTCATTGGCAAAGCCTTTTTCGATGGCCTCCTTGCCCGTCATATAGGTGGTGTCGCCCATCATGTGCAGCAGCACGGTTTCAGACAGGCCAGTCTTCCGCTTGTAGATGGCGACTTGGCTCTTATCCCATGCATCATTGGCTTCCGCGGCCTTGCGAAGTTCGTCAGCATTGAGCGCGCCTCGAATGGGAGTCCAGCACTTGTGAATCATCACAAGGCTGGAAGGATTCACCTTTACCGCATCGCAGGCACACATGATAAGACTGCCGCCAGACATGGCCACGCCGTCCACAATGCAGGTCAGCTTCGTGCCCTTGGCGGCCAGTTCGCGCAGCCTGTTGTGAATCAGGATGGAAACGCCCGCATCGCCGCCCAGACTGTCCATGCGGATGATGATCTGCGGGCAGTTTTCGACCTGCTGCAAGTCCGACAGGAACTCGCTCTCGATGATGTACTGTCCCGGAATCGGCTCGTCAGTCCACCAGTCGATGGGCTGCGTTTCCACGATTTCGCCGTACATGGTAATGTCGGCGGTCTGGCCGTCAGTGCTGGCCATTGCGTAACAAGGCCGCTGGATGTTCACCTGCGGTGCGTTATTCGGTTTGGGCATTTTGCTTACCTCCCTGTGTCGTAATGCTGGCGGTGGTTTCGATTGCGCCCTCACTGCCAGCTGCTTTCAGCAGCTCATTTTCACGAGCCAGCTGTTCGGCGTTTTCGGTCCAGTCGCCGCCGCCCATCTCAAGGGTGACCTGTTCGTGGGTCTTAAAGGCGTGGTGCGTCTGGAGAATGGCTGCATTGACTTCTTTGGCGGGGTCAAGACTGCCCTGCACAGGGCCAATCCAGCGGGCACCGCACCATGCAGCACGGAGCAGCGGGTCATCAAAAAAGCCCGGAGCGATTACTCGCCCACGGGCTACGGCCTCTGCCAGCCAGATCTCATACGCGGGCTGGCAGAAGCTGTCCACCAGCCATGTGCGGCGCATCTTGAACGCCTCCCATGCTTCCAGCAGGGCAGCACGGCTTGCCGAATAGCTGGCGTTGAACTCTTTCAGCAGCAGTTCGTACGGCATCTCAATGGCGCCGCCCATCAGCTTACACATCGTCCGAACGAACGTATCAAAGCCCGCAGTCGGGAGATTCGGATTTCCAAATTTGACATCCTCGTCTTGGCCGAGGTGAAAAACCTGACCGGGCCCCATCTCATATTCGGAATCACTGTGGCTGACATTGCTGGCCTGTGGATTATCCACAGGGACACCGCCAATGTCACCGCTTCCAGTTTCGCTGAACGGAATGCCGCTCTTGGACGTGTTGGTGACAATCCACGCCGTGAAGTAGCTCTGGACCAGTGCTGCAATCAGCTCTGATTCGGTGTATCTGCGCAGCTGGAGCAGCGGTTCGATGATGGGCGCAATGAGCGGAACACCACGGTACTGGTCCGGGCGTTCCGATTCCATGATGTGCAGGATCTGGGGTAGCCCGGTAGTTGCGCCGACGGCCTCTACCCGCTGCCATGTGGTCGTATCGCTCTTCCATTCGTGCGGGTAGGTGTTTCGCACCCAGTAGGCCACGATTGCACCGCTGCTGTCTACTTCCACGCCGTCATAGATTTTGTTTCCGTTGCCGGGGTTCTTGCCCTCGGTGTAGCCCAGACCATCCAGCAGGCCGCCGTACTTGTCCGGGGTGGACACTCGGTCGGCCTCTACCAGATGCAGCCGCAGGCCATAGGGATGCAGCTTGTCCGGGTTGCGGATTTTCACCACGGCGAACACATCGCCGCTCATGAGCCAGCTTTTCAAGGCCAGCTGCTGCAAGCCGTAGAAGTTGTTCAGCCCCATGGCATCGCAGCTGCGGCGGTTCTCCGCCCACAGCCGGAACTCAGCCTCGGTCTTGGTCTGCCATTCTTTGGCCGCCTCCGGGGAAAGCCCCAACACATCCCGGTCAATGGTTGCTTTCAGGTTAAGGCCAGTGCCGACCACCTTTGTGCGGTTGGTGTTGATGACACTCGTGGCAATCGGCGCGCTCATGTAGAGCATCCGGCTGCGCTGCCGCAGGGTGTCGGCGTTGTCGTGTATATCGCTGCTCGGCGAGTTGCTGTTGGGGAAGAATGCCCGCAGCGCGCGCCGCTTGTAGGATGCGCCCGCTTCGCTGTATCCGCTGGCTTGCGGTGCAGCAGTGACGCGGTATCTGACGCTCAAAAGTAATCGCCTCCGTAAATTTCAAACTAAGCGAGCTGGCTGGGGAAAGGAGTAAAAAGCAGCCAGCCCGCGGCAAAAGCCCAGATGGGCTGTTACCCTAAAAAATTACCAATCGCGCGGAATAACGGCAAATGCCTTGCGGGCACTCTGGCCGTTCAGCAGCGCAGTCAGTTCATCGACTTTTTCCTCAGCATCCTTGATTTCATCGCTCAATTTGCCGAGGTCGAGGCGTGTAAGTTCCCGGTCATCAAGACGGTAGCTTTTCACGCCGCCGGAAAGCAGCTTGTTGTAGGCCAAATACAGTTTGTCAAGCCGCTGCGTGTGGAACTCCAGCCGCTTTTTGATGGTCACGGTATCCATACCTCACACCTCACCAGTCATCTAAAAGTTTCTCCCGCTTCCTGCCGGTTGGCTGGGAGCGGGAGATGGGTTGTTGAATATTTACCGCTGCCTGGGTGTCGACTGCCTTGCCACGCAGCTGTTTCAGCCTGCGGTCAATGGCATCGAGATCTTTCGGCAGCACTTTGAAAGCCGCCAGAGCGTAGTTTCTACAGTCCAGCGCCTCGTTGCGCTCATGGCCGGAGATTTTCTCCCACTGCCACGGATTGCGATGGCCATCCTTGTACACCAAATGCTCAGACAGCAGGCCATTAAAATAGCCAAGGCCGTAATCATCCCGGCGCGGGAAATGGCAGTACCGGGCACCCGGCTCCTGCACTTTCAAATCGTCCATAATAATTTGCTTGCCGGAGTCAACGCCCAACTGGTACTGCCAGCACATCCCGATGTAGCGGTTCTGCACCGTGATTTTTTGCTGCTTCGGAGGGCTGGTGAACGGCCTATCAGAGCCAGGAAAACCCTTGATGCAGAAAACCTTTTTGCCTATGCGGTCATGGCACCGCTGGCGTATTTCTTGGGTGAAATGACCGCCTTCGTCCACAAATTTGATGGACACAGGCAGTTCCACGCCATCAGCAAATTTCAGCTTGCGGTCAAACACCAGTTCGTCCAGCTGCTGCCAGACTTCATCGCTGTCAGGTCTGCCGCTGACGATGCCCTTTTCGATGCCCCATGTTTCCCCGAAGTGGCCGAAGCCCACGATCTCGTACTCCATGCGGTCATCCTGCGTGTCAACGCCAGCAGTCAGCACCAGAACACCCTCCGGCAGTTCTGCGGGATATTCCTCCCTGCGGCCCATCATGGTATCCTCGTCCTGCACATCGCCACGGTCTTCCCACAGCAGCCCAAGACGGGTGTTGTAGACGACCTGCATCTTCTTGGTATCGCCCAAGGCGTTCAGGTATTTCAGCACGGTGTCTTTCCATGCCGCCCATTGGCTGACGAAGCTGTTCAGCCAGAAGCTGCGGATGCCGTTCTCATAGGCTGCCGGGTTTTCGGCCTGCCAGTGAGCGGGTGCCCGCTTCATGGTCACCTCATCCGAAATGCAGCCGCACTCCGGGCAGAGATACCACACATCCTTGACCTTGTAGGTTTTCTCGCCGTGGGTCTCGATGGTGTCGTAATCGTACCGAATATCTTCCCAGCGCAGTTCGTGGAAGCCCTTGCAGTGCGGGCACTGGGATACCCAGCGTTCCATCGTGCCCTTTACGTAGGACTTGGCGATGGCACTGTGCCCCTTGATGGTTGGGGTGCTGACCTCCACCGCCTTCGAATTATAGAACGTGGTCTGTCTGGCCATTGCCAGTTCCCAAGGGTCGCCCTCAGTGCCGGCACTCGCAGCCCAGCGGTCACGTTCATCCCCCAGCACATAGCGGATGGGCTTCGATGCCAGAGCGTGCGCCTCGGTGGAGCCGCACATGGTCAGGATGCCGCCGGGGTAAGACTTCTGCAGAATGGTGTTGCCGCTGTCTCGGCTCTTGCTCTCTGCCACCTTTGCCCGCAGGGTAGGACAGTCTCGTATCATGGGAGCGATACGCAGCTTGCTGTACTCCTTGGCATCAGTCTGAACCGGATGGATAAAAAGGATAGATCCGGGGTCAACGTCAATCGTTCTGCCGATGACGTTGTTCTCGAACTCCGATTTGCCGACCTGCGAGGACGCAACGACAACGATGTGATGGACGCGAGGGTCAGAGTATGCGTCCATGATTTCCACCAGATAGGGCGTTCTGCTGTTGCGCCAGCGGCCTTGTTCAGCAGATGCTTCCGGGGACAGGACGCGGTTTTGTGCTGCCCACTCGCTGACCGTCACGTTGGGCGGCGGGCGAATAGCTGCTACCAGCTTCGACACCAGAGCATTCAGGCGGTCTACTGCGGCGTTGTCACTCATCCTCGTCACCGCCCAGTTTATCAGTCCACGACCGGCGTTCCCGAACGCGAGCCTCATACTTGGCCGGGTCATAGCGGAACAGAGCGATTTCCTCCGCAATCTGATTGACCTCGCCGCGCATATACTCTGCGACCTCAGCAGGGTCAGACAGAGCAGCGGCATTGATGGCCACCCGGCTGGGCAACGCCATCAGCGCACCCCGGATGGTGTAGATAAGTTCGGCGGTCATGGCTGCCACATCCTCGCTGCGGTGCATCTGCCCGGACAATTCCTTGGCTTCCGCCTGTGCGATTTTGGCCTTGCTGGTCTTGAGCGTGGCCTCAGCCTTGGCCTTGACCCGCTCAATCTTCTTGGCTTCCTCCGCTTCTTCCTTGGTCAGTCCGCCACGGGAGATGCTGCCGATGTAGGCTTGCACGGCATCAGACAAGACGAACTTGCCCCGGCTGACGGTGGTAAGCACACCATCCTGTGTCAGCTGCTGCACTCTGCGGCCTGTGATTCCCAGTATCAGAGCCAGTTCGGTGGTGGTCACGTTTCTGTCAGCAAGTCTTTCTTTTGTAGGCATCCAGAAACCACCTCCTTTTCTGGTAAAACTATCTGGAAAATTCCTTGAAATTCGTTATACAAAGCGTAACGAAATGGCTGATTTTTCCCTTACTAACTAGCACGATTTCGGGGTCGACGAGCCCGCTCATGGTAGGGTACCCCCGTCACAGTACCTTTTCAGCACCGAACGGCTGCTCCTGCCCGCTGTCGGGCGGGTGGAGCGCAGCTTCAACCATTGCAGGGTCATACACGAAGGTGAACTCCATGTCCTGCACAGGTACAGGCTTATTAACGTAGATGTCTACGACAGGCATTGTGATACGCTCCTCTCTCAGATGCTGCGGATGACCTTGGCCTTGGAGTATGTCGGATGGTCTTTGGTCATCATGTTCAGGAACTCGTCTTTGGTGAAGCCGGACAGACGGAAGATCTCTTCGGGCTTCATGCCCAGCTGCTTGCCGATCTCGTCCACGGTCTTGCCCTCGTCCATGAGCTTCTTCACGATGGCTTTCATGGGGTCGAGCAGGTGTGTGCCGCGGGCGCGGTTGTGGGTGATGGTGCCGTATACGTCGGCACTCTCGTCACCGTGATGGTCTACGACTACGACAGGCACCTTGCCGCCCAGCAGGGACAGCAGCGGTTCACGGCCTGATACTGTCCAGCGGTGGAAGCCGTCAATGATGGTTCCGTCCGGGCGTACCACGATGGGCAGCGTCCAGCCGTTGGTCAGGATGGACTGCACCAGCAGCTTCAGGTTCTCCTCACTGACCTTGTTGGGGTTGTAGTCGTTGGCGTGGATGGTGTTGCGGTCTACCCACTGGAGGGATGCCAGCGGTGCGAATACGTCAATGTTTTCCATGGTTCTGCTCCTCTTTGATGCGGGCGTTGTGGTCGTTGTAGATGGTGGTCCAGAGGATGCGCAGGATACGCATCTTGGGATCTCCGTACAGCAGCCCCTCATACATGGTCTTGTAGTGCTTCTGTTCAGCGATACCATAGGTCTTTATGAACAGGCCTCGCCAGTGGTCAAGGTGTGACTTGGTATCTTTGGCGATAGTGTACTTCTCCGGGTGGAGGAACAGCAGGTCTTTGCAGAGGGCTTTGTAGTCCTTTTTCTCGGATTCCTCTTCCAGTTCGCCGCGCTTTCTTGTGGTGCGCCGGAACATTTCAGAATCCCAGTAGAGCAAAACGAGGTAGGCATTGGGCTCTCGACGCTGGATGCGCTCCCACAGGTCGTTGTCCGTTTCAGCTATCCAGCGGAGGCCTTGTGTGCCGCAGTCACCGAAGAATGCGCACAGCCGGAGGGCGTTCTTTCGGACACCCGCCTCATAGAGCCTCATATAGATTTCAGGGAATTCAAGGTTTCGCTCTTTGATGTAGAGCCAGACATCGGAATCCGACCAGTCATAAATGGGATAGAACTTGCCGCCGCGGGTGATGCGCTCCATCTTGGTGTTGGCGATGCACTTTAAGCGGGTTAGGCTCTCTGCGGTGCGCAGGCCGACAAGCTGGATGCCGTCGGAGAACGCCTTGGAGCAGAATGTCTGATAGTTCATCTCCCCGGCATAGTGGAGATACGGGCTGTACATGATGGCAAAATCAGGCGGTTTCCGCATCCACACATCCTCTTTGCCCGGTTCCCACGTTATCCACGATTCGGAACTGGAAAGATGGTCGATTACAGACACCTGTTTGAACGGCAAGCAAAACCATAAGAATTTTGCGCCGACCGACAGGAAGTTGCGCCGCCAGCGGTGTGCTGCATCGACCATGGAGGGATAGAGCCCTTCCTCGTCAATGAACGTCACCGTCAGCTGCTTGGGGTCGAGTTCGCCGGAGAGAATCATCTCATACACGAGGTTGGCCATGCACAGGCTGTCCTTGCCAGAGGAAAACGACAGATAGATTTTGCAGCCGTTTGCGAACACATTGCGGATACGGATTTTCGCCGCCTGCAGCACGTTCATGCTGCTTTCCACTACTTTCACAGGCATATCAGTTCACCACACTTCGGGCAACGGATGCACCTGCGCTGCTCCACGCCGCTGTCCGCCTCTGGAGCAGCTGTTTGCGGTTCAGAAGGTGTAGACACCTCCAGCACTGTGGAGGGCTGCTGCGGGGCAGCGGAGACGGTAGGAGCAGGCTGCTGGGCGGGAGCCACCGGGTAGGTCGGTGTTTCGGCATACGGAACGTGTTCCTCTGCCTTATGGCGATTGATGGGCGCAATCTCGTTTTCCGGGAAATCGCCGTAGGAGCCAATCGCTTCATCGGCCTCATCCGTGGTACTGTTCAGCATTTCCAGCAGGTCAGCATCCCAGCCCGGAACGTCCACATCGCCGTCCAGTTCTTTGACCAGTTCTTCGATGGCATCCACATCGGTAAAGCCCAGTTCATAGACCTTGTTGTCGGCCATCATCAGCTTTTTCTTCTGCACATCGGTCAGCCCGACCATCACATAACAGTCGCAGGTTTCCCGACCCATGCGGAGCAGGGCTTCGTACAGACCGTTGCCGGCAATGATTTCGCCATCCTCGGCAACGACCAGCGGCTTCACCTGACCGAACATCTCAATGCTGCGGATGTACTCGGTGATTTGCTTGTCGGAGTGCCGGCGGATGTTGTGGGCAGGCTTATGCAGCTCTGCCAGCTTCTTTACCGTGATGTTCATCGTGCGGCCTCCTTCCTGTCAGAAACGAGGTCCAGAACGATGGAGAACAGGACGGCGGCTACGACAACGTAGATGCGGATCGTGCTCATCAGCTGCCAGATGCCCATAACGCCAAGCGGAATCAGGATCTGCCACGAGGCCACGGTGAGAACATCCAGTGCGAAGCCAAACTTCTTGCCGAAAACCAGATATTCGCAGTAGAGATAGGTAGACAGCGAGGAAATGGCGATGACCGTAATCAAAATAGCTTTCATTACGTTCAGCACCGGGCTGAAGCGCACCCACGTGAGCAGCGCAGCCAGCACCATGTAGATGCCAAACATCACGCCCGCCAGCACGAAGGCCTTTTTCATGTTGCCGCGCTTGGTGCCGTCCGCATTTTTATCGTTGTACTCAAACAGCGAATAGTAATACGGACAAGCAAATGGGCCGGGCAGCAGAAGTAAGCCGTTGTACACGCCAGCCTTAATGCCAGCGGCGTTTACACCGGGGTCGATGACGGCGAACGTGCCGCCAGTGTACACCAGAGCAGCAGCCACTACTACGGCCAGCAGGCCATAAACGACCACCCATGAAAAGCCATCGGACAGCACGTTGCGAATCATGCCGTCTTTGAGCAACATAATCAGGAACGCCACACAGGTGACGTACACGATAATCATGCCGCCCTTGGTTCCAACGGGTGTATCGCCAAAGATCTCGTAGATGCCGCTCATCTGAGTCCACGTCTGAAACAGCGTCAGCAGACCGATGAAGTAGAACATCACCTTGCTCTGCATGATGCGCCGAATGGACGGAACACGGTCAGCGAACAAACCGAACGTGATACATGCCAGGGAATTGAACACTGCCCAGATGATTGCCGGAACTGCTCCGTATCGCAATGCAATGGTGCGGAAGTTCATCAAGCTGCCTACTCCTGCCCACGATGCAACGATGGAGCAGGCGTAGAAAATAGTGGGACTTGCCTTGAATTTCGCCTTGATTTTCTGATACATGGAAAAATCTCCTTCTTTGCGGCTGGACACGGCGAAATGTCCAGCTTGCAGCGCCTCGGCTTTTCGGGGTGCTGCGGTAATGCCACACGCAAAGGAGAGCAGCGTGCGGCTCGGAATCCTCCTTTCAGGTATAAAAATAGCGGCACCCGCCATTTCTGGCAGGCACCGCTTGGCTTGATTCGGATTTTGCATCCTAATCATATCACCGGGAGCATCCGTTGTCATCTGAATCCATATCAAAGCGTTGCTGCTCGTTGCTGCTCGTTGGCTTTCGTTCTTCTTCGTTGCTGGTCGTTCTTGTTTATTGCACGGCATTACGCGCCGTATGAAACCGTCCTACACCGTCCATCACCGTGTGAAACAATCTGCATTGACTTTTGATATTTTCAGTTTGAATTTAACTTTTGGCAGCCAAAATGTAAAACTCATTTCTATATTTGGCCGTATTTTATGATAATTTGAGGTTAAATTTGAGTTTTTCGGGCAAAAATAAAAAGCCCCGCAAATGCAGGGCTTATCGGTCAATGTGATTCGAGGTAGTTGTAGGCCATCCGGCTGACCCCGGCTTCCGTGTAACACTTTCCGAGTGCTCCAGCAACTTCTGCCCACGAGTAGCAGCGGACAAACCGCAGCCGGAAGATCAGATAAAGCCGGGCATCCATGATGCTCTTGCAGTACGCCTCGACCTTGGGCTTTTCTTCCGCTGCCTGTTCCTCCAACCAGCGGACACGTTCATCCATGTCAGCCAGTTCCACAGCCAGATCCGCCACCTTGTCCCGAACACCGGGCGTATGTGGCATACCCGTTAGCTGTGGGGAGGCAGGATTGATTTTCTGCCGAAGATTCTCCAAGGCTTCACGGTCTTTTTCGAGGGTCATCTGAATGTCATAATACTTGGACAATTCCTGTAATGTCACAGCCTACCTCCGTCATAATTCAGCTGCCGTTTTGCAACGGTGCTTCTGTTATTTTATCACATTTTGCCGTTGGAAGATAGACAGGAAACCCAGAAATTATGTGATCCGCTCCAATTTTGCACAATCCCGGCACCTTGTAGGTCTGGCCGTTGGAATCTGTGCGTTGGATGGGTGGGTCGAGGGGTATGTAGTTCTCACAAGACAGGCAGCTCATTCTTCCACCCTCTCAATCTTCGGGAACGGCTCATGCCCCAGCGGGATAGGCTTGAATGAGCGATTTGTCGTCCCGGGGGATTCTCGCTTTTCCACCGGGGAATCCAACCACTGCTGGTGCTCGATGGCGTGTACAAGGTCGATGCACGTTCCCCATGAATCGTGCTGCCGTCCACGGCATCCATGCGGCGGATAGGCCATTTTGTAAGCAGCCTCAAACATTCTTTCGATGCTGTAGCCCCGCTCGTTAAGAATACCGCGCTGATAATCATCTTTATAAGCCTCGATTCGGTCCTCTACTCCATCTAAGGCCAGTTCTTCAGCGAAGGCATCAAACTGCCCCATGCGCAGCCTCATGTACTCGTCCACAGCCAGCCCGATGACGCGCAGCTGCTCTTCCGAAATCTCAATGCGGTACTTCATTTTCATCGTCCTTTTCCGTTTTTCTCATTCCTAAGAAATCACCCATCCCGTAGCTTCCATCCTTGCAGCTGTGAAAACCAAACTGTGTTGGCGCGTTTGGAGATTCAAACTGCGGGGTGATGCCAGAAGATTCGAGAACTGTATACATAGTGGCCGTGGCCGCCGTGTCCTTGTCGCCTGTTCCAGAGTTACAGAATTCTTTTCCGCAGAGGCGGCATTTATAGATTGCCATGTACATTTCCATCTGTTTGCTTACCTCCTTCGTATTCGCCGGACAGCACCAGAGCCATGGCCTCACAGATGATGGTTACCTTGACCCGTTCAAGGTTTTCCCATGACAGGTCTTTCGACCTGTCCTTGCGCTGCCCGGCAGTCTTCTGCATCAGCATCTGACGCAGTTCCATGCAGGCCTCTTTGAGAGCCGGGTAGTTGGCTTTCAGCCCGCCCATCTGCATAAAGCTCCACATGGTATCCAGCATCGGGTTTTCCCATGGTTCAGGCTTTACCATCGGCAACCTCAATTTCCTGCACATAGCACCAACTCTGGGGCGGTCGCTGCGCTTCCACAGGCCGCACACCAAACCGCGTGTTTAGCAAGCCCGTGAACGGCCGCAGCTCGCGCGGATTGTCATAAATTTTCAGGTCGGAAATGTGCCAGCCATACAAGTCTTTCAAATCTGCATAACTCATCCCGGACTTCCATCCGGCATAGTCTTTGACTTGCGGTACTGTGAGACAGCTTCCAGCAATTGCAGATTCGATATCTTCTTTGACGACACAGTATTCAGGGCCAATGCGTCGGATGTCATCGCAGATAAATTCGCCGACAACCATTCCGTCAACCCTGCGGTCGAATAGCTTATGAGACCTATCGTCGAAATATAAATGGTCAACGGCTTTCCAGCAGAAAAATTTCGTTCCTTTCGTGCAATATATGTAGCACTTAAAAGGTTCTTTCAACGAGACCGGTCTTGTCTTACGGATTTCCACCGTTTTACAACCCGAAAAGATACGGCTGCACCATTCGGGCCGGATGCTCAAAAGAACTGCTTTCACTTTTCGTCAACCTCCGCGCACGCCCTGCGGCAGGGTTCGCACTTTTTGTACGGCTCTTCGAGCCAGCAGTTGAACAGCAGGCACTTCGGCTTCCTGTATTCAGGCGGAGCCTTGTTTCCGTGAGTTTGGGTGCGTAGTGCATGGTATTTGCATACCTCTTTGCCCCAAAAATCTCCTCCGAACTCACATTTTCCATACCCCGGCGAAACCTCATGCTTAACTGTGATGATTTTCATTTCGCTACCTCCGGCGGCTCCAGCAGCGGAGCCCAGAACTTCACAGCACCATAGGGCGTATCTGCCGCCGGTCGGCCATCCTCGATGTACCACTTGCCGTTTTCAATCCAGCCCTTCATGGTGTTCCGGCTTTCGCAGCAGACCCACACAAGTTCGCTCATGATGCAGCAGTGCTTCTCTCCTGCGTTCTCCCAGCTTTCATCGTGGACAGGCGGCGGGGTTTTGGCATCGTGCCACGACACGCGGCGAACAAAGTCAACGACCATCTGGCTGGCCTCCCGGAGGGTCTTTGCTGCGGCCTCCTTGCCCTTGAAGCCATTGTAATACTCGACCTCGGCCAGAGCGTCCATATCGGTTTCCGGGTCGATAAAGCGCAGTGCTTCTTCCAGTGTCATTTTGAACACCCCCTTTTCAGACAGATCCATGGATAACCGTTTCTGCGCGGGCTATGCGTGTAAACCATCGTTGCGCTGCGGCAGAAGTGGTACTCTGCACATCCCGCACAAAAATCCTTGCGGTTCTCGTAAAGTGTTTTGGCCTCATAGTCCGGCGGGGCATCAGGGCTGACTCTCTTGGAGTACATAAACATACTGTCCCAGTAGAACCTGACCTCGTCGGCTTCTTCCTGCCGGCTGATCTGCCCGGAAACATCGATTGCGACAAGCGCGATGGACAGCAGCACCGCGATGCCGATGCCGGCAGGAATTACAATTGCCCAGTTCATTCCGTGTACCTCCGTGTGTCTTTGTTCCAGTGCAGCGTGATGGGGTTGCCGCACTTGCACGGCACTGTAAATTCCTGTTCCGCAATGTTGGTCTTGCCCTTGGCGTGGAACTCGCAACAGCTGCATTGGAACTCATACGGCGCAAGGCCACGTTCCAGTGAAATCGTAGCCCCGCAGCGGCAGCCGATGGACATTTGCGCAACGTGGAGGTATGTACCGAACTCCTTGCCGCAGCAGGGGCAGGTCAGGCGCAGAAGCCCCCGTGCGCCGGGCTCCGGCGGGCGATTACTCTTTCTCATGGTTGGCTCCTTTCTCGGTCTGAAACCGAATCACTTCCCGGAACAGCAGCTCGTTGTTGTGTTCCGATTCAGTCATAAAGTTGATGTACTCCCGGAACAGCTGGCGGTCATGCTGCTGCCGGCTGGTTTCGCCCAGCAGGGCACCGATAGCCACGCCCACGGCCAGCAGCGCAATGTTGATGAAGATCTGATCAGGCATTGTCATCACCCAGCACTTTCTCGATGAGGCCAAAGACCATTTCTCGGTCTTCGGTGGTCAGAAAGTCAGCCGCCATGATTTCAAACTTGAGGCGGTCAGCGTATTCTTTCAGGTCATCCATGGTTTACTCCTCTCCCAGCCGGGCAAGGATCTCGTCGCCCTTGTCCAGCAGTTCATCTCGCCGCTTTTTCTGCTCGGCCTCCAGCTTTTCCATTTCAGCCTGATACTTTTTCAGCGTTCCCGGCCGGAAATGCTTGCTCTGCCCCATACGGATTTTTGCGGCAATTTTCTTGTGCCGTTCAACGGTCTGGCGCAGTTCAGTGTCCGTGGTCAGAATCTGATAGCGATGGTGACAGCCGGGGCAGGTGAAATACTGCACCATGTAATCGCCGCTCCATGTACTGCGGATGCCGGCTGTCTGGATGCTGAACGGTGTGCCGCAGCGGTCACACTTTACAAGGTCGGTCATTCGCCATACTCCTTTCTGCACAGCTGGAACGCATTGCAGTGGTCATCGCAAGTTTTGCAGCACTTGTCGCATTCAGGGTGAGCAACTTTGCACTTATCGCAGGGCGTGTCCGCCTTGCTGCCGGAGCCATACACCGCAAAAAGCCGGTGGGTGCCCTCCTGCAGAGCCTTTTCATCATCGGCCATTTCGTAGCCGAGGGCTGTCAGGAGCTCATAGGTACGATTGAGGGGGATGTTTTCGTTGTGCTTATACACGCTCTTGCCCGCTTCGCTGCTCCAGATGGTGCTCCAATAACCCGTGCGCTCGCCGTCCTGTGCATCAAAGGCCATTGCCAGTAGAACTTTTTCCGGCTCGGTATCATAGGCGTTGAACATTTTCAGTGTGTCTTCCAGTTCGGTGTCATCCTGAACCTGTTCGTCCAAGGCAACACCGAGCAGATGCAGCACATTTTCATCATCCCTTACTCGGCCGTACCCAGACAGCAGCGGTGTGGCGTATTCCATGATGGCCGAAAAATGCTTTTTGCACTCTGCCGGGGTCAGGTCTTTCACGAAGTCCCGGCGCAACTCATACATGAATTTGGTTGTGCTGGAGAACTGTTCGTGAGCAAGCTCGTCAGCAGCCCGTGCCGCTTCTCGTGCGGCGTTTTCCTCGTCCTCGACAGCTGCATCTCGCTTCTTGTAGAGGATAATGTCAGTTTTGCCAACCTCGAACACATATTCGACCTTACCGGCATCATCAGGTACGGTGAACTCGTCTTTGCAGTTCATTTTCCAGCTGCCCCAGCTTTTCACGTAGGAGTATTTCTGCCTGTCGGCATCATCTACTCGCCTTGCGAACTCCTGAAGTTTAGCAATGATGTCATCCCGGTAATGGTTCCACTTCTGCGTGTTCAGCGCATCCTGCATAGCCCGGTTGAAGTTCTGCGTGCCGAGGGTCTCCAATACCCGGTTTCGGGCTTCCAAGTCCTCGATTTTGTCCAGCTGGGCGAAGTCAGACAGGGTTGCACCGCGCTTTTCGGCTTTCTTGAAGCTGTCGTGGTTCAGTTCCAGCAGCTTGATACGCCGCCGAACGGTGGACTGTGAGAAGCCAGACTTGTCGGAGATCTGCTCCACGGTCTGCCCAAAGTCCATCATCATCTGGAAGCCCTGTGCCTGTTCATAGACCGTCAAATCGCTGCGCTGCATGTTCTCAATCATCATGGTCTGCATCTGCTCCCGCTCGTCCATCTCTACGATGGCGCAGGGCAGCTCGTACACCCCTGCCTGCTGCGCTGCTGCCGCCCGGCGGTGGCCGATGATGATGGTGTAGTCCTCACTGGACCACACAGCCTTGGGTGTCCATGCTGCCGCTGCTGCGGCTGCATCCCCGCCCTCGTCAACGCACTTTGCGATGTACTCCCGGCTGTTGAGGTAGTGGCCGGGGATTACGGTCAAGTTCTGGTACACGCCGTTTTCCTTGATGCTGGCGGCAAGTTCGGACAGGTCGCCCAGTTCCTTGCGGGGGTTATCGGGGTGAGGGTACAGCTGCCGGATAGGGATGTAAGTAATGTCTGCCATAGGGATACTCCTTTCTTATTTCAGGTTAGAAAAACGTGAGCTGCCCGGTTTTGGTTTCGTTAAGAGGCTCGTTTTCCGGGGCTTTAGGCTCATTTTTGATAGATTTTTGCAAATTTGCGGGTTTAATATCGGTTTTTTCGATTTTTGCAGGTTCGCCTTTCGGCTCAAACAGCAGGTTCATCTGCGCTATCTGGCGGCGCATATACCACACATCGGTTGAGAAAAGCGGCATATACCAGATGCGGTTTTGTGGTCCTGCGGGCAGCAATCCGCGGCTGTCGTAGGCCGTTGCCGGGTTCACGAGTGTGTCACCGATGACTACATATCCAGCGCAGCCCATGAAGCTGCACTGGATGTAGCACATCAGCCCAACGATAAAGTCAATGTCTTGGGCTATGACAAGGACTTTGTTGTGGTAGCAGATATTCCGTCTTTTGCAGACGTTCAAAAAGGCAAGCAGCGTGGCCCCGGCACCGCAGGCCGGGTCAGATACCGAGACGAATTCCTCCATGTCCGGGTGCAGCTTCGGGTCGAACGTAATCTCGGCCATGCAGCGGCACACATCGTAGGGAGTGAAGAACTGCCCGGCGTGGTCGTTGCCCAACTCGCACATCATGTACAGCGAACCGAGGAAGTCTTGGTCAGGATTCTGCTCCATGCCCATGATTACCTCAGCCAGCATTTCAACCATGCCATCCCGCTCCTTGGTGGAGTATTTGGAAACGATGGTCTGATACATCTTAGTGCGCTCTGGGGCATTTACCTTGTCCGTGCTGTTCGAGATCTCGATGGCCGTCAGGGTGACGAAGTCCTCCCAAATCTCCCAGCGGCTGTGCTTTCCAGTCAGGCTATTGAAGATTTTGAGGAAGTTCTTCTGGTGGTCATCCCGGATGCCGCGGGTCACTGCTGCCTTTGCCATAGGTTACTCCTCCTCGCTGTCAGCAGCGGCGATGGTGTAGTGGCCGTTGGAGAACTCAATCACCCCAGCGGATTCCATATCATCCAGCAGCGCGATGGCCTTTTCCGCGGTCACGCCCATCTGCTGCTCCAGCATGGCCTGCGTAACGCCGCCGTTCTGCCGGGCAATCTCGGTGGCCTTGGTCAGTTCATCGGCTGCGGGTTCCTCCGCATCGTCCAGTTCCTCGGCATCAACTTCTTCCAGCGGTTCGGCCTCCCCGGGGAGATTCGAAGAATCAGGCTCATTTTCCCGGGGCGCATCCTGCTGCCCACCGGATTCCGGAATATCCGGCATTTTGTAGCCGAGAGCTGCCAGCTTTCCACCCTCGACCAAATCCCGGAAGAAGAACTGGAGCCAGAGGTAGTGCATATTCTTGAAGATGTTCTTGATTTTGTTGAACAGGGTGTCGGAGATGGTGAACGTCTTGCTCATGCGGTAGGTCAGGTTCCCATCCTTGACGGTGAACAGGATGGATGCACCCGGCGAGATGTAGTTATCCTCGGATGCCTCCTCCAGCATCGACATCTGTTCACCAACGCCGCCCAACGGACGGATAACCAGCTTGATGGGGTATGCGTTCTTGATGAACACATAACTCAGGTTGTTGGCCTCGCAGATGCCCTTGAGTTTTTCACGGTAGACTGCGAAACGTGCGGATTCAGACAGAGAATTATCCATGATGAAGCTCCTTTCAAGCAGCTTTTAAGTAGTCGAAAATTTGTAGTCGTTCTCCCGGTTCTCGATGGCGGTCAGGCCAAGTGCGTAGGCTGCCCACACATCGGCCTTAAAGCCATAGAAGAAATCCGGCTTTTTCTTTGTGCCCTTGCCGTTTTTCAGGTCATGGGCTGCAAATCGGTCAATCAACGCCCGCCGGATGGCGGTATCGTTGGCTCTGCTGTCGTGGCAAATGTGCTTTTTCTCCTCGATGCGGCACAGCATTCGCACCGGGCATTGGTCGGAAAGAACTTGGTAAAAGCGGCCGATCCAGACCGTAGTGTCGAAAACGTCCCGACCAACCGACATTCCGTAGGAGGCCACCATCTCGATGACCGCCCACCGCCAGCCCTGCGCCCCGGCAGAGGAAAGCTTTTGCAGCAGCTCTGCATTGTCGATTTTTCCAAATTCCAGAGGGCGCAGGGTGCTGCGATCAATCACGCAGTAGCCAGACTGGGTGTTGCCGGGGTCGATAGCGATAATCGGAAAGGCGCTCACAGGTACGACCTCCCAAACTCTTGGATGAACCGCGCCTCTGGCCAGCCGTAATACTCCATGGCCTTTTTCTGCGCCCACTTTTTTAAGCGGAGATCGGCCTCTCTATTTGTATGTACGGCAGTCACGCCGTTCTGGTGGCACCAAGGGCAGAGGTTTGCCCACAGGCCAAGCCGCTTGCTCTTATCCCGGTACGGTCCGAAAAAGACTTCGTGCCGGGCGGTGCGATACCGCCCGCAAATCAGACAGGTGGGGCTCTTGCTGAGGATGCTGGGCGCATAGCCATTGCTGTCCAGCTTCTCGCCGTATTCATTTTGTGCCATATCAACGTCTCCTCCTACGCTCAAAAGACTGCTGGGAAACCTGCTGCATAATCTCCTGAACCTTGTCCTGCACACCCTGCTCGGCCAGTACGTTGACGGGCTGCGTAGTAGCTGCGATACGCCCAAGGATCTGTGCCCGGACACGCTTGATGAAATTCAGCTGCTGCTTACGGAACTCCTTGTCCACTTCCGCAGCATCCTTGCTGCCATCAATATCAGAAACTTCCATTTCCGGGGCTTGCATAGCCTCCGCAGCGCAGCGGCGCAGCTTTTCCATCGCAACGTCCAGACCATCCTCATGCCCCCACTTGTTCAGCTGCTCATAGTTGGCATGGCTTTCCTTGCGCAGCCGTTCCAAGCGGTCTGGACCGTAGTGCAGCACATCAATAACCGCCTTGGCGTAAACCTGCCAAGCAATTTTGGCAGCCCTGTCGCCAGCAATGCGGTACTGCTGCTCTTTGCGTCCACGAGGCAATCTCACCATCGGGATTCGGTAGTCGGAAGAAACATATCCAGCCAACCAGCTTTCTCGGATGGCCTCAGCCTTGTCCTTGGAGGGTCTGCCGTAGGCATCCGGGGTCATAATGACTTCGGTGTTCTGGTTCTCCAACTCGTCAATTCTAGCTTTAATGCGCTCCAGTCTGGTCTTGCCGACACCGAACTCCTGATGCAGCGCAATGGTGGTGCACAAACCCACGATTTGTCCAACCGCCTGTCTGGTGTCGTCCATTTCGGTCTCAAACGGCTTTTTCACGGTTCAACACCTCCCGAAATAATCCAGACCCGGCGGGAGCCCCACCCAGACCAGCTTAGAGCCTCTGAATGGGTGCTTACCGCCACATCCAGCTTGTTACCTTTTACCGCTCCGCCAGTGTCCTGAACGACCCGGAGGCCTACGCCCTCGATATAGACCACTGTGCCGTAGGGCAGAACGCTGGTGTCAGCAGCTACGGTCACGCCCGGCTGCACCTTTGCGCCGCTGGATGTGATGCCGTGCCCCTCGCCACAGATGTGGGCGTATTCCTCGGAACAATAGGCTGTGCAGCTGAACGCCCCGGCGTATGTAAGGGTCAAATCGGTCTGGGCGTTCAGTTCTGCGGTCAGCTTGTCTACCTCGGTTTGGAGTTGGTCAATGATTTCATCACGTTCTCCGGCCATGCGCTCCCAGTTGGATGACTTGCTGGCGTAGATATCCAGCTCAATTTCCAGATCGTTCACCCGCCTGGAGTAGGCCGTGCTTGTGAGGATGCAGCCAACCATCGCACACGAAACGCACACGATCAGGCTGCGGAATGGTCTTTTCGACCTCATGCCGTGCCACCTCCAATCTGTGCCAGGGCTGCGCCGCCGGGCAGAGCCGGGGGCTGCAAGCTCTCAACCGGGGCATCCTGCACAGCCCGGTCAAAGCCCGGCCGGATGAACTGACGCAGATCCGCGCTGCTGCGGCTGCTGAAAATCTCCGACAGGTCTGCCGGGGAGCCAGCCCACCGCTGCACCACCATCGGTAGGGCAGCAAAGATTTTCGCGTTTTCCTTTTTGAAATCTTCGCCTTTCAGCTTGCGCCCGTCAGGGGCAATGAATCCGCCGTGGGTCTGGTAGTACAGATTTGCTTCGATTTTCCGGGCAGCTGCCGAAGCCTGCGCCCAGAGGTCATTTGCCGAGGGCTGCTGAGCGGACAGCAGCTTCTTGACCTCTGCGCACCAGTCAACAACAAGCTGATTCTGGTATCGGCACTGCGTAAGTGCAGTGTACAGAGCCTTTTCCACGATTTCATCTGAGATGGTTCCGAACGCCCAGATATAGAGTTTGAAATCCGCTTTGCGTTCCTCTTTGCTGCGGATGCGGCCGTAGTGGTCATCAATCTCCACCATCAGCTCAAGCAGCTTTTTATCTGTCATGTCGAGCCTCCTAAAAGTTCTCCGAAAATTTCATCGTAGTCATCGGCAGCAGAACGCTTGGGCTGCTGACCCGCCGGGGGCTTGCGCCGCTGGTCGCGGACTTGCACATCGCCAAGGGTTTTTACACCCTCGGTTTTCCACGCTTTCAGAATGCCGTTGACGTAGTTCCACTTGCGAACGCCGGACAGAGCAGCCTTTTTGATAGCCAGCAGAATGAGGTCATCCGCGAAAACCTCCCGCCAATCCATCAGGGCATCCCTTGCAGCCGGGGGGAAGCTGCCAATGTTCGCCTCATAAGAGCCGATGATCTCCGCCAGCCCAGCATCGACAGCCGGACTACCGTTATCTCTTACTCTTTCTCTGCTCTCTATCTCTTTATCTTTATCTTTCTCTATCTCTTTCTCTGTATGGACATTGTCCACATTGTTGTCCTCGTTGTTGTCTGCACCTTTAGCAGGGATTTGTCTGCGCCGATTCTCACGTTGGAGACGTTTTTGCGCCGAATAATCCGTTTCGCTTCCAACAATATCCGAATAGTTGGAGATAGCCAGTATTCCGTCAGGGCTTTCAAAAATCAGTCCAATTTGTTTATAGACGCTCAAGGCCACACGGACAGTTGCCAGAGAGAACCATTTGCATTCCCGCTGGATTTTTTCAGCATCGTAGGGAATGAGCATCTCTCCGATTTGAGAAACCAGACAACCGCCCGTGTTGATGGTCTTGAGGCAGAGCATCTGATAGAGAACAACATAGTTGGCGCCGTCCGGCTGGCTCATAAGGTAGTCAATCTCGTCCGAGGACATGAAGCTATCTTTGAGTTTTATCCAGTAGTATCGTTTGCCGGTTGCCATCAACAGACCTCCTTAGAACGGCAAGTCTTCCGTGTCGTCGATTTCGGAGAAATCATCGGGATTGCCCTGCGAGTAGCTGGGCTGTACAGCTTCGGGGGCAGCTTCTGCGCCCTGCCACTGCTGCCGCTGGCTCTGAGTGGAAAATCCCATCTGCTGGGGCTGCTGATTCCGATATGTGGACGGCGGTGGGTTCGTACCGCCGTCATCCACGGGTTCCTGTCGGTTGCTCTGCTTGGGGCCGCAGAAGTGAGCCTTATCCACGATGAACTCCGTTGCAATACGGTCTTCGCCGTTCTTGTCCTGATATTTGCGGGTCTGGCAGTGGCTTTCCACTACCATCTGGCTGCCCTTGCTGAAGTATTTGCAGATGAACTCTGCGGTATTGCGCCACGCTGTAAAGCTGAGCCAGTCAACCTGACGGTTGCCGTCCTCGTCTGCCTTGCTGCGGTCAATAGCCATGCGAAAACTCGTGACCGAGATGCCGCTTTGTGTAGTCCGAAGTTCAGGATCAGCGGCAAGCCTCCCCTGAAAATTGCAGCTATTCAGCATTGAACATCACCTCTTTCTGGTCATTTGGACCATTCTTCTTTGTATCGAGCCAACTGTTCCGGGGTATCCGTCTGGATGCCCAGTTCCTTGGCTTCTTCGATTGCGCCGTCTACAAGATGAGCAAACTCTTTCGTGTTCATCTTGTGGCTTTCCTTGTAGACAAAATAACAGGAGTAATTTTTGCCGTTCTCCTGCCGGGTTTCATAAAGCCGGACATAGGGGTAAAAATCGCAGGGATCTACGGTTGGCGGGAGTTTTAATCCAACAGGCTTTCCATCCTTATCGCGGGCCAGTGCTCCGTACGACACCACAAGTCGCCGCTTCACGACATCTTCGCTCTCTCCGGTTTCCGCAGAAATTTTGTTGCACAGAACGTGGAAATACGCATTTGCTGACAAGCTGCGCTTTTCCCTGTGCTTTTTGATTTCCACATCCAGAACCGGCTCCAGATGCAGCTTGTCCCAGATTTCCCGGAAGTCGCCGTTGAGTTCCAGTGTGACACGCTGCTTCCCGCCAAGGGTAAAAGCCATGTCCACCAGCCGCCCGGTCATGTGGCATCCTCCTTGTCCTGATGGCAGTGCATATAGATGTACGCGCTGTTTGACCCCATGTTGGCATAAAGCCAATCATTGATTTTTGCCACGCTCATGTGGTCATGCAAGACACGTTTTTCGTAGATATACTCACCGGTCAGTTTTTTCTCGGCGATTTTTGCCCGAATCTCCTCGTCCTCATAGTTGGCTTCGACCATGTAGAGGTCATAGTTCGGAGCGGCTATACCGTTCAGATTGTTCATGTCGGTGCAGTAGAACAACTTTCCAGTAGGAAGCCAGACCTTCCATCCGCAGTTCGGAACATTGTGCTTCACCATGTTTGGAATGACATTGCAGATGCCGTAACCGTACATAGTTCCCGGTGTCAAAACATCAATCTGGGAAATTGGCACCCCTGCATCCACCAGCGGTTTGCACAACCAGTCACAGCAGGCGAATCGCAGCGTTGGGCGATTGGATGCCAGTAGTCGAAGCGTTGACGGCTGGAAATGGTCACAGTGGATGTGAGTCAAGAGAACCAGCTTCAGAGTTTTCCATTCTGCGGTCAAAGCCTTGAACGGAACACCGCAGTCAATCAGAATCTCATGCTCAATCACCACGGCATTTCCCTTGCTGCCTGTTGCGATGATGTTGTAGCCGATCATAACGAACTGAGGTCAACAACCTCTTCGACGGCAGTGGGCTCGCCCTGCGAAATATCACCGTGCGGCAAGGCCTGTCCCGCGTCCACTTCGGGCTTTCCTGTATGAAGTTCTGGCGGCTCCTGTGCGCCAGACACGGCCTCCTGCGTAGTAAGGATTTCGCCATTATCTGCTACCGCTGCCACGGCATTATCGCTTTCCAAAGCCCTGGTCATTTCGATGCTCATAACGCCCCAGCGAGAAATAAGCTGTCGAAGCATGGTTTTCTTTGCCATGTCATCGAACGACTTATACCAAAAGGACGAATACTTCCACATTTCGCTCTCTGGGATTTTGCCAGCCAGCAGTTCCTCGTACTTTTGCCGGCTGAACGCTTTGGAGTAGGTATCCGCATGGTTCATCATTTTTTCCTTGGACCAGTACAGCACCTTGCGGAAACCGTTCATGTACTCAAAGTAAGCCATGTAACCAACGGTAGGCAGCGCATCTCGCTGATCATCGTCCTCGATGAACTGGAACTTGGGCTTGCCGGTCATCGAATCTTTGCCCAGATACTCGCCCTGCTTAATCTCGGTAACATCGAGATCCGCATACTGGCCGCTTCTCAGCGCCAGCTGGATGTAGCCCTTATAGCCCAGAACAAACTGTGCCGTGACACTCTCCGGGCGGATCAGCCTGTTGTTGCGGTCATACTTGGCTTTCTGCTTGAAAGGCACGAGGTAGTACTGCCCCAGCTGAGGGGACGGGCTGAGGTTCAGGCTTTCGCCTAGCAGGGCACCTGCCAGAATCGTGCCGGCATCGCACTCCTGCAAAGCCGGATTGACCGCGACTGCTGAGGTGATGCTTGCCGTAAAGCGACGAACGCGGGCGGGGTCGCGCAGGGTGTTGGCAATCAAAGACTGATAGCCCTTAGTGGTTATCGCCACAGAAAACTTAGGCTTCTGCTGCGCTTGCAGCTGGTTGTTATACGTTGCCATATTCGATACCTTCCTTTTCAAGATAATTTTTCAGGCCGATAAGCTGCGCTTTCGTGCCCTTTGCGTAGAAGCGGGTCATCAGAATGGGTTCCAGCTTGGGCTGCGAGACCGGTTTGACATCGGGCTGCACAGGCATTTCCGGGTCTACTGAAATTTCCTGCGCTGGTTCAGGCTGCGTCTGGGCTGCTGCGGCAGCAGCGGCGCGAACTTTTTCTGCCGCAGCTTCACGTTCTGCCTGCCTGACACGGCGTTCTTCTTCCAGCCGCCGCTGCTCTTCGAGAGCCTTGTGACGGTTATCCACAACTTTAATCGCTGTGGGCAGGTCGAGGTTCTTTCGGTATTCCACCATGACCTCCGCAGAACTTTCCATAGCGTCGATTGCAGTAACATCGGACACGATGCCATCCACAAACGCCTTTGCCTGTTTTTTCAGGGCAGTGACGCTGTCGCTCATGTTGACTTTCGGCCGGTAGGTCAAGTCATCCATCCAGTCAATGCCCGCAGCCGCCACCAACTCGTTGTAATACTCCTGAACAGCATCCGTCTTCTGCGCCACGATGCCGGAAGTAACGTCCGTGATTTTACGCTTCAGTTCTGCGTCTGCGGTCTGGAACGGCACCGTCACACACTCACGATAAACCTTTTCAAACTCGGTATACGGTTCAAGGATTTTGTCCTTGACAGCAATGCGCTGGGCTTCGTATTCCTTGAATTCCTTGGTCAGCTGTGCGCGAGCATCCTTGACGCTCTTATAAGTCTGCTCTGTACAGACCAGCGAGAGCGCGTCAGCCGTGCGCTGCTCGATGTCAGCTTTTACGCTGTGCAGCCGCTCAACGATGATGGGCAACTGCTGCAGTTCGATAACCTGCAATGCGGTTTCCTGTGCCATGTGGCATCCTCCTTTTACTTTCCAAAAATGACGGTTTTCCCAGTGTTCTTATTCAGGAGCACCATGCCGTTCGGGATGTCCCGAACCCAAAGATATGCGGTGCAGTCCCAGCCAGCAGCGGAAAGGGCTTCTTTCTGCTTGCGGGTCAGCTTTTTGCCTCTTACTTTCAAAAAATCACCTCCTCGTTCCAACGCTTCAACAGCGCGGGCTGCATGGTGATAATCTTGTAGCCAGTGGCCTCCAATTCAGTGCTGCGATCATAGCTTTGTACATCCTGCGCATGCCGGGTAACAGCATTTGCCAGACCATAGAGGGAAAGGTCACCGCCCGCGATAAGATGTCCCAGAATGCCCTCGCTCTCACTCTGGCGGATGTTGAACTCCTTGGCCGCAAGCTCAACCACCTTGGGAGCCGCCGCCGGGAGAATGGGTGCTTCCTTGGCATCCCGGAGTTTCTGCACCAACGCATTGAACCGGGCTTCATCGACCGCTGCCCGGACGGTGTCCTCAATCTTCATCAGGAACGCCCGGTCATCGGCTTCGATGGTCTCATCCCGAAAAATCCCGAAATCACCATCCACGCTTTCGTTGATGCGGCCAACGTGGCGTTTACCAACGCCCACATCCGCCACCATGCCATTGGTGCAGACAAGCCGGTAAATCAGCGGCTTCACGGACACGCTGCCCATGCCGACCTCAGAATTGGAAATCAGGATGCCGGCCTGAACAATGTCCCCCGGCACTACCTCGGTCCGGATGCGCTCATTGACAACCTTGATGTACATGCGGGTATCGGTCAGTTCACAACTCTCAATGCGGGCACCCTGCATTTCAGAGATAATCGGCAGGACCGTCTGGGCGACCTCGTAATTGTCGATGCGGCGGTAACGGTCGGAGAGAATGGCGCGGGCGGTGCCGTCAAGGGTACGAACCATGCGGCGGGTGTCCGGGGACTGCTGGAACCAGCCATTGACGTTTGCCATCAGCAAGCCGGGGTTCTCTGCCCGCATCCGCTCGTAGTAGGGAGCCGGGATTTTCAACTGCAATCCCAGCTGACGGTGAGCATTCTCATTCAGCTGGAATGGGGTGTTGCCAATCACGAGGTCAAAGTTCTCGTTGACGGCGGTCATCTGCATAGCACCCGCCGTGGCAACGTAGTCCTTTTTGACCTTGGCTTGCCGATCAAGTTCAATCGCCAATTCCTGCAAACTTCTTCCATATTTCATAGGGTTACTCCTTTTCCGGGAAGCACTCGTTGACTTCCCATGCGTCTGCGGCCTCTAAGCAGCGGTCGCAGCCAACGATTGCGCCATCCTCGGTGCGGTAGATGGTATCGCACCTCTGGTGGCAGAGGGGGCACACAGGAGGGTCAGGGTAGCCAGCCTCCGCATCAGTCCTCGGATACAGCATCCAGCACCTCCCGTAGCTTTCGGCCCATCCAGCGGCCCACACCGTCCAATGCACCGTTGCTATCCAGCCAGACGAATACGGCTGCAACGGAAGCAGTCAGAACGAATTGCGCCGCCGGGAGCCGGGCTGCTGCCTGTTCTGCAGTGATGCCGTACATGGCCATCAGGATCTTCATCATGTCTTGTTCTCTCCTTTCTTTCTCTGCTGGTAGGCCTCCCACTCGGCATCCAATATCGCCCGCCCATTCGGCATGGCAATGATGTTGAGATAGAGTTGCTTGCAGCCTCGTGCCAGCATTTTGGCAGTTTCGGGGCTGATTTCATCCAAGTGGATGTGTGGAATACTATCCATGTGAACCTCCGTTGTTCAGTTTAACTGAACTTACAGGGCAAAAAAATAATCTGGGATGTCCGACACTTCGATTTTTAGTGCCTGACACGCAGCTTCGATTTCGTCCTGTTTCCAGTCAACCTTACCGTTGAGTTTGAGAGAGGTGGTGCGGTCCGACCATCCCATACTCTTGCCAAATGCCCCTCTGGTTCCGAAAATCTCAACGATTCGGCCCAGCAGCTTGTTATAGCTTCTCTGCATCGTTTTCACCTCTTTTCCGTTCGGTTCAGTTTAACTGAACTGTTCACACTTTACCACAACGATTTCTCCTTGTCAATACAAAAATTCACTTTTTTTGAACTTTTGGGCCGGAATACTTGAACTTTTGTTTATACCATGATATGATGTAACCATACCGGAGGTGAACCAAATGAAGCCATCAACGACCGCAGAACGTCTGCAAGAAGCTATGAATATCAGAGGTCTGAAACAGGTTGATGTTTTGAGGCTTGCAGAGCCGTACTGCCGCGCTTACGGTGTCAATCTTGGAAAAACCGCTTTGACCCAATATGTTTCAGGGAAAATCGTTCCTCGGCAAGATAAGCTAACCATCTTGGGATTAGTCCTTGATGTTTCAGAGGTATGGCTGATGGGATACGATGTTCCCATGGAAAGAAAAACTGCGCCCATCCCCATGGAAGAGGATGAGCGCAGCAAAGAGTTCGTCGAACTATTTAATCAGCTCAGCACCGAGCAGAAAAAGGCCGTTCTATATGTTATGAAAGGCTTTTTAGAAAAGCAATGACACGTTCTTGATCTTCTGCTGACAGATGCAAGAACAGTTCAAGTGCCAGCATGGCGCGAAGCTGCTCTCGGACATCATCGGAATCGATGGAAACGTCCATAATATTCCGCTCCTTTCTGTAAAATTACTGCCAGCAGTTTATCTGATTATACCAGAATAACACACGGTTTTCAGCCGTTTGTAAAATAATGCCAGAATACGATGAATAATTATGATTTTGGCTACAACTGGCAACGTGCAGGGTAAAAACGTAACGGAATAGGTGATTTCTTATGGATTTGAAAGAAATTGCACTTCACTTGCAAGATTTTAGGAATGTCTATGTGACAGGGAATCCCGCCATGTTGAGGAGCCGGACGGATTTTCTTGATATTTTTTCAGCGTATGGTCTGGCCGCAGACATGAGCGTGTCAAAGAAGACCGGGCTTTTAATCGTGTGCAGTGACCCGATGCAAAAGAAAATCGACAGAGCTGCCGCCCTAAACATTCCAATCATTTCAGAACAGCAATGGTTTGAACTTATGCCGGAACTAGAAGCCCTCGGAATGTGGAATGGAAAGCCAATTCCGTTTGCGGATGACAATGGCATCTACCGTTTTGATGTGGGTGGTGTTGGATAATGGCAAAAAAGAAGAAGCCCGCCGGGGGCAACGCCATCATCTATGCCCGCTACTCGTCCCATAACCAAAGGGATGTTTCCATCGAACAGCAGATTGAGGCCTGCCGGAAACACGCTGCAGAACTTGGGCTGACCATCACCGATACCTACGAAGACCGCGCGATCAGCGGCCGCACCGACAACCGTCCGGCGTTTCAACGGATGATGCGAGATGCCGAGGACGGAAAGTTTCAATATGTCTTGGCGTGGAAGTCCAACCGCATGGGTCGAAACATGATGCAGGCCATGGTCAATGAATCCCGCCTGATGGATTGCGGTGTAAAGGTGTTCTACGCCGAGGAGGATTTTGACGATTCGGCCGCTGGGCGTTTTGCCTTGCGCAGTATGATGAACGTCAACCAGTTCTACTCGGACAACTTGGCCGAAGATGTGCGCCGTGGCCTGATGGACAACGCCAGCAAGTGCATGGCGAATGGCCGGCAACCGCTGGGCTACAAGCGTGGCGAAGATGGCAAGGTTGTTGTTGATGAACCCGCAGCAGCCATCGTCCGGGAGATTTACACTCGTATTGCTTCTGGCGAAATGTTTATGGACATTGCCCGCGATCTGAACCGCCGAGGGATAAAAACGCAGTCCGGCAGCGAATGGAACAAAAGCAGCTTCAAGGTTCTGTGCCGTAACGAGCGATACCGTGGAATTTACATATACGGCGATACCCGCATCGAGGGAGGCATCCCGCCTATCGTTGACGATGTTTTGTGGTACAAGGTGCAGGAGGTTCTCAAGGTGAAAAAAAGCAAAAATAGGCACCACTGCCCCAGCGATGAAGATTACCTCTTGACTGGAAAACTGCGGTGTGGGAAGTGCGGCGGCTACATGATCGGAATGTCCGGCAGGTCAAAGACCGGGGATGTGCATCATTACTACGCCTGTCAGAATAGACGTGTCGGCCATACCTGCGACAAGAAGAATATCCGCCGGGATGTTATCGAGCCAGCGGTGGCACAGGCCATCAAGCAATATTGTCTGACAGATGACGCAATCGAGTGGATCACCGACCAGACTATTGCTTACTGGGAGGACGAGGACAGAAAGCTCCAGATTGACTCGATTGAAAACGATCTCTCTGCTGTGCAGTCTTCTATCTCGAACGTGATGAAAGCCATTGAGATGGGCGTTATCACTGAAACGACCCGCGACAGGCTTATCGAACTCGAACGGCAGCAGACCGACTTGAAATCGAAGTTGGCACTTGCCAAAGAGGAAATCGTCCACGTTGACCGTAAAGATCTTATTTCCAGCCTGTTGGCTTTCAGGCATGGAAATGTTCATGACCGGGCATATCAAGAAAAATTATTCAATGCTTTCTTGATAGCCGTTTATGTCTACGATGATGACCATTTGAAGCTGGTGTTTAACAGCTTCGGAAAAGACGATACCGTAAACATCGCCCTTGACCTTGGAGAAAATGACGATAATTCAGGACTTTCGGATGTGTCAAAAAGTTCGCCTATACTCTCCAACGGTCAACCAAAAGACATCTGA